GGTATCCGAAGTGCTGGGAGATCCCCCAGAGGTTATACGAACAGAATTGACGTTATTACCATTGTAGCCAGTCGGAACATACGCACCAGTTCCAGAACCTTTAAGTTCCAGCCTACCACCCCCAGTAGAGCTTGTAGCCCCCACCAGCAAGTTACCGCTGCTGTCGATGCGCATGGCTTCACTAAACGAAATCGTATTACCAGCAGTGCCAGATGCTGCGTAATTCCAAAAGTGTACACCGCCTTGCTGGTAGTATTCAGTTGCAGCTCCAGTTTCTATGTATTTGTTTGTACCAGATATTTGTTTTACGTTTGTACCCATAAAGGTTGCATCGGTATATTCCGTAGCACCAGCCCTAAACACAGACTGAGGGCCTATTTGAAGTGCGGTGATTGTAGAAGTCCAATCGGTTTGAGGCGTAACCCCAATCCCAACACCAGTAGATGTGATATTTAAAGCTTTAGATGTAAGAATACTGTTAGTATCGTTAGAGTTATTCAAACCCAAACTCATTACATTCGTATCATATTTAACTAAACCTGAATGATATGCACCTGACCCATCGTGTAGTAATATTGAAGTTCCATTATTGCCATTACTGATAAGTAAATTAGCATCATCTTTATCATATGCGCCAAAGTCATTCACACCAACTAAAGCACTACCAACAAGATGTAGGGGGGCTGATGGCGAATCTGTGCCAATCCCAACCCGATTATTCGTTGCATCAACGTGCAGTGTGTTTGTATCCACAGTCAGCCCATCGCTGTTGATAGTGCCTGTGATGTCTACACCTGTGGAGGTGGTGGCGAGTTTTTGAGAGCCTGATTTATAAAGAGTAACAACGCCACTTGTTGTATTAAACACAGCCAAATCAGATGCAGATGTATCCGCTATTACAACCCCAACACCGTTTGATTGGATATTTAAGTTTCCAGTGCCTACGTCCTTGATGTAAGAATGACTGCCATCATGGTAAATCTGTAGGTCAGACCCAGCGCCAAAGATAGCTTTGTTGTTATCACCTAGCTCTAAGTCTCCTGCGAACTCCATATTACCACTGGCATCAACAGTTAGCTTCTGCCCTAGTTCTGCTATTTCTCTTGCTTTAGTCATTGTGCCAGTGATCCTTTATATATCTGTTTAGCTTAAGCCCACGGTGTGCCAGCAGCACTAGTTGGGTTAGCTAGTGCATCAATCTTAGATGCAATAGATGCTTCTACATCAGCTTTCCATGTTTCGCTTTGACCCCATACCCAAGCAAGTACATCTGCTTCAGCTAAACTGTCATAGGCTACAAAGCCATCTGCTGATGCATCAGGTGTAAAACCTGCTGTACCATAAGAAGATGCACTGTTGTCACCTTCTACTCCTGCGCAACGCCAGTGTGCTACTGTCACACCACCATCTGCTAATGTACGTTCTGTTGTTGGAATAGTCCAAGTGTAAGTTACAGCCATTGTTATTCTCCTTGTGCTGCTAAGTGTGCAGCATAGGCTGCTTTAATTTCGTCTGTGTGAACTGCGTTACAGATGGCTTGCACCTCTGTGCTTTCACCTGTAATGTCTGCATCTGGTGCAATGACATGGCGTGAGAAGCCACGGCTGATCTCTGTGCCATCACGCTTAATAACCGTGGCTGTACGCACTTGTATGTGCTTGTAGTCGCCTACGATCTCTATTTTGTCTTCAACTTGTGTTTCTGTTAGTGCCATCGTTTATCTCCTGTGATGGTTGGACTGTCCTACCCAAAGCTATGCAGTGGGTTATCCTGAAAAATAAGTAATTGTTGCTCTAAATTCACCAGTGCCTATATCATTACCATTAACATCTGTGGGATTAATTGCAGCAGCAGTTAATTTTTGCAATTGCAATTTAGTATCTGAACCTGCATATATTCCTACGTTTATAACATTGTTTGACCACCCTGCAAAATAACCAACCGAGCCACTAGCTTCAATTCCTGTAGGTACAAGATGATTTGAAACAGTAAAAGGTAGACCGCCTATGTTTATAATACCAGTTCCACCGTTTAAATTGCTAATATCAACTTCCATGTGTAAGGTAACTAGACGCCCAATTTTTGTATATACACCTTGAACTGTGTCTTGATGATCCAAGGTTACGTTAGTGCTTCCAGCAGTCATGGTTGGCCGCCACGTACCCTCCTCATAGTCATCAAGAGTATTGCTCGTTGCATTTCCTGCAACTGCATCAAAGACTACACCGCCAGAGAGATAGAGGTTTTTGAAGCGCTTACTGCTAGTACCTAAATCAATCGTATTATCAGATGTAGCGCCTGATTTCATCGGCATTATTTTACTGTTTGCAAAATATGCACCTGCAATATTGCTTGCAGAACCCGCAACATAAAAGTCATTGCCACTAACCCCAATACTCCCCACAGCGGTGCCGTCTTTCCAGAAAGTAGCTAGTGTGCCATCATAGCTATTACGCCCAACATTAAGTGCGCTACCTGTTGATGTTGATGTGGCTGTTCTAGTAAACTCAGTATAACCATCTGCCGCTAACATATGCCCTGCGGTGCCTATACCTAAAGCAGTCTTACCCACCAGCAAGTTACCGCTTATATCCAGTGTCATTTTTGGGGAGGTCATTTCGGTGTTTATATTTGACCCTGCACTAGCAGAAGCTGCGGTATACCACTTATGCGCCCCTTCATATTGGAAATACTGAGAAGCCCCTCTTGTAGATATATTCACAAACGCATCGCCATTATTTATTTTCGCATTGTTTATAAGTGCAGTTGTTACTCCTGCATCTGAGAAAAGAGTAGCCTCAGTGCCAAGCATTAAAACTATTTGATCTGCTATGTCATTACGCCAGCCACTGTTAGGGGCTGAGCCAATTCCCACCCGACCGCTTCCGTCTATCGTCATCGCAGTGCTGTCAGATGAACCTGTTGAAAACGTAAGATTGTCAGAACTGTCGGCAGTAATACCAGCCCTTATAGTTCCACCGCCTTGGTGCTTCCAGTAAAGGTTATTGCTTTGGATTAGTTCCAGATCACCCGCTGACGAGATGCGCATGGCTTCTGCTTCTGCTGCACCACTACTTTGAGTTCCAAAAGTTATTGCACTGTTGTCTGTTGCACCATCTTGAATTGCTACAATAGACGCAAGAGCACTATCTACATTTGTATTACCAAATCGTAACTTACCTAAATTACCAGATGTTGCGCCTGATGTTCTGGTAAGAGTCATGGTTGCCCCAGAACTATCATCAACGTGAAGTTTACCTATAACAGTTGAAGCACCAATCCCAACATTGCCGCTGCTGTCGATGCGCATGCGTTCGTTACCGCCATTAGTAGCAAACTGCATAGCGTTGTTACTATGGTTATATTGAATAAAACCTGAATAGACATCAGTTCCAGTAGCGCCATCAGCAAAGTACATAGTGCTTGCACCGCTTGAGGCAGCATTTATGCTTAACGTACCATTTCCGGAGTAGTCATTTACGGAAAGCTGTCTATTAGGCGAATCCGTCCCAATCCCAACATTGCCGCTGCTGTCAATGCGCATGGCTTCTGAGTTGTTGGTGTAGAACGCAAATGGGTCACTCGTAGATGTTCCAAGTTGGAAAATATTTGATGACACTTGAGCAAAAGAGGAAGTGGTAGCGTTAGATAGGTATACACCGCCAGACAGGTAGAGGTCTTTGAAGCGATGAGCATTTTGACCAAAATCCACAGTACCATTTGTTATTGATCCGTTGAGCCAAGGATTAATTGATGTAGAGCCAAAGTTAATACCAGATTTACCTTCACTTGCTATTACTATAGCATTACCGCTGCGACTACTAATACTCCCCACAGTGGTGCCGTCTTTGCGGAACACTGCAATGTTGCCGTCACTATCTTCACGATTAAGTATTTGTGCAATGCCAGCTCTTGTTGCCGTTAATAAACCACTAGCCTGTAACTCAATACCATTTGTATTATTGTAAGTATCTGCTGAAGTCTTACCCACCAGCAAGTTACCCGCTGATGTGATGCGCATGCGTTCTATTGCTGTAGTATCAAAACGTAAAATTCCAGTGCTTTCGTTACTTATGGCCATTGAGTCATCAGTCTGGTTATAAGTAATCTGCCCAATCGTTCCTGTGTTAGCTGCATTTTCAATTTTAAATATAACTTGCTCACCAGATACGTTTGGATTTTTAACAGTCAGCCCATCGCTGGTCAAAGTCCCAGTGATGTCTACACCTGTGCTTGTGGTGGTGAGTTTTGTGCTATTGTCGTAACGTAAGTCTACAGCACCATTTTCGCTTGCTATTACAGCGTTTTCACCGTTAGTGCCTTGCAATGCTACAGCGGTTGAGCCTCTAATTGCTAAAAGGCCAGTGCCGCTATCTACAATAAAACTATTAGACCCATCATGGTAAATTTGTAGGTCAGATCCAGCACCGAAGATGGCTTTATTATTGTCACCGAAAGAAGCATTACCAGCTACACCTAAGGCACTTAAGCCTGTAATACTACCACCAGTGATAGCTACCTCTGCGCCAGACTGACCAGTAAAGTTACCAAACACTTCTAAATAAATAAGATCCCCAGTAGCTGCACCTGTAGCTAACGTTACACTGTTACCACCTGCAGAGATTGTATAGTCATCCTCGTGTAGACGTACACCATTCATGTAGACATTAACAAGACCTACTTGATCTACTACAAGAGTATTACTATTATCGTCTGATCCTGAGAATACTGTCTGAGCATTAGTTGCTGTATAATAAAAGTTAGCCTTTACACCTTCAACTGATGATGAAGCATTAGCCCACTCACTACCGTTGTACACTTTCATAACACCATTAGTACTATCAAAGTACAAGGCACCTGTAATCAAAGCATTGCCATCATTATCTACGGTAGGATTACTAGACTTAGCACCTAAGTAACGATCATCAAATGCATCATATGAAGCGGCAGCAGCGTTCTGACTTGCTAGGGCATTAGCAGCATAAGTCTCAGCCTGTGTAGTTTGATTGTCTACATAGAGTTTTGTAGCTGCATCAGCGTTAGATGTAGGTGTAGCAAGACCTGTAATCTTGTTGTCACCCATAGCAATCTCACCACTCATTGTACCACCCGCTTTAGGTAGCTTAGTAGCAATGCTAGTAGTTAGAGTAGTGTATACGTTTTGATCATCATTAATAGCTGCAGCTAATTCGTTTAGCGTATCAAGAGCACCGGGTGCGCCACCAATAAGACTAGTGATCTCACCATCTACATAAGCTTTTGTTGCAGCCTGTTGTGCAGTAGTGGGGTCAGATACGTTTTCAATAGTAGTGTTAGTTACATCTAGCGTACCATTAACAGTTAAATTGTTTAGTGTAGAGTTACCTGTAGACGTAACATTACCTGTTAAATCACCTGTTACATCACCTGTTACATTGCCGTTTAAATTACCAGTAAAGCCACTGTTAGATGTAATGGTTGTACCTGTAATAGCTGCAGGGGTAGAGCCACCAATTACAGAGTTATTAATAGTACCACCACCAATAGCTGCAGTAGTAACTGAACCTAAGTTAGATACAGTAGCACCTGCAAAGTTTACTGTACCGGAAGCTGTAAGGTTAGTAAATACAGCACTTGATGCAGTACTTGAGCCAATAGCTGTTGCATCTATATTACCGCCATTGATGTCAACAGTAGCAAGTGTAGACAAACCAGTTACACCAAGAGTACCACCAACAGTACTATTGCCTGTTACACCCAATGTGCTAGACATTGTAGTAGCGCCAGTTACACCCAACGTACCACCTACGGTAACGTTACCTGAAGCATCCATTGTAGTAAAATCTGCAGCCGCTGCTGTAGTTCCACCAATAACTGTGTTATTAATAGTACCTGAGCTTATATAAGCGCTATCAGCAACTAAAGCATCTACATTAGCTGTTCCATCAATATACAAGTTACGCCACTCAGAATCAGAGGAACCTAAATCATATGTAGAATCAGTAGAAGGAAGAATATGAGAGGCTACATCACCTGTAAACGTAATAGTGTCACTGGCAGCATTACCTAGTGTAGTATTACCATTTACTGTAAGGTTAGATGTAATAGTAGCAGACTGGTGTACCGCTAGTGTGTCAATGTAAGCTGTACCATCTAAGTGCAAGTCTTTGAACTCTAGTGAAGATGTACCTAAGTCAATATCGTTATCTGTTACTGGAACTACTGCACCATCTTGAATGCGTACTTGCTCTACTGCAGAGCTAGATACTTCGACAAAAAAGCCTATGCGATTGTTTGTTGTATTAATGACAACTTTATTGAGAGCATCTAAGTCAGCTATGAGAGGTACATACTCACCCTCACCTGTTGTACCATCGTGCTTGTGTCCACCTGATGCAGCAAAGGCATCACGAAGTGCATTGTATTCAGCATTAATTGGTGCAGCACGAACTGTAGCTGTGGGAATAATATCTGCTGTAGATTGTCTTACGTAACCTGCCACGGTTTATCTCCTATCTGCTAAACCATACGTCATTGCAATGGCTTGAATTGTATGGCTTGCATTTTGATTATTTGTAACATAACTTACTGATATAGATTTACCAGAACCAGATACATTAGTTAAAGCTTTAGGTGAGGGATTGCCATCAAAAATATCACCTGAACCATATATAGCTGTACCATAAATAGCAGCAGCACCTTCTGTTGAAAAATTATATGTAGTTGGATTTAAAGAATACACATCATCATAGTCATAATATAGACCAACAAATACTTCTGTATTACCCTCTGATTTTAAATACGTATCTACTTTATAAATAATTTTTCTTATTTCTGGATCTTCCATATAAAAATAAGGAGTTTGATATAAACTAAATATATCACTTCCATTAAAAGATTGTCCTTTTTCTTGCCTAAATACCTTACCTGAACCATCACCGTGTATTACATGTTCAAACTGACCAATGTAACCAGATGCTACACAGTTAGCTTCAATGCCAATTAACTGGCTATATTCAAATATACTTTGTTTATTTTGACTTTTACGTATAGCACCAATCAAAGATAATGAACTATCATTCTTAAAGAAAAATCTAAACTGAGATTTCTTACGAATAGCAACAATACTAATATCTACAATAGTTTCTGATAAATAATAATTATCAAAAATATCTTGTATTTCTTTAGATACCGGTGCTAATTCAATATCACCAATACGATCAGTTCCTGAAATAGGTCTAATACCATCTGGGCCTAAAAAAAGTAAGTCACCACCAAATTCTATCACAGAGTCAGGAGCAACACAACCTAAATTTGAAGTTACATTTTCCAGTGCAAAATTAGAAATATCAGTACCTGTTAATTTTTTTATGTTATTAGCACCAAAAATAAATAATGTATTACGAAACTTTTTAATTTTTGTAATTGTGAAACCTACATTAATAACACCAGCACCAGCAGCAGGACTAAAATCAATAGGATTAAGTGGGGCACTAAAAAATAAATTAAAAGGTTCTGTTGAATCACCAGCTAAGAATATATGTGAAGCAAACTCTTCTGCAAACTTAGGATCGTCAGGTGCATTAGTGTGCGTAATCTGTGTGTAGTTAGTACTATCATATAGAGCAGCAGGGTTGATGCCATCAGTTAAAAGTAGTACTTCACCAGTCCAGTTATACTCAGCAAACCGTACACGGCTTACACCTACCATAGTAGGACTGCCTGTAGAAGTTATGGCATCCCATGAGGAACTAGAGTTATTCCACTTGTGTAAATAGTTATACCCAGAATCAGGTTTTCTGCAAGCAAAAATACCATCATTTAAATTACCGTTTACATGCACACCTAACGTAGCTCCATTGCCCGGTACAGTGCCATAGTCATTAGAAAACCCGCTAATACGTCTATAGCCACCCGATAAAGATGGCTCATAATTAATCATACGTAAAGCACTGCCACCTAAAGCAGAGGCATGTGTTAGTGGGTCTACATTAGTAATAAGACCGCCATTACAAACAGTAATATTAGTTTTTAAATTGTCCATCTAGGTCTTTCAATCACCGTTGATCTAAGACGTAATTCATCATCAAATAAAACTCTTTTCATAGTTTTAATACCATCATCAAATTTTTGTTGGTGCATAACAGAGCTTTGGTCGTTACTTCTAAAAGCCATCATATATGCCATAGCTCCATCAACAATGATGTGATCAAATCTTTCCGCAATTGTACAACTATCATCATAATTATTTAAATCAGAAGGGACACTCCAATAAATGTATTCTACTTCGTAACTAGCATTTGATACTGGAGTAATTCCAAATTGATCACCAAAAGTTTGATAAACAAAAATAGGTACAGAGTCTCCATTAGTTTGATCTCCATTATCATCCACAGGACGATACTTATTTAAATACTCTTCATAAGAAAGAACTTTAAGAACTTTAGGTTCATTTTCTTGAGAGGTTAATTTTTTTAAATAAAATGTTTCCCAATCAACACTAGAATATCCTGAAGGAAAACTATATAACCTAGTTCCTGCTGTTAGTGTTTGGGTGTATGTATTTTTTAAAAAGGGCCATTCTTGACCACTTTGATATATTTGCCGTAGGCTATTATTAATAGCATCTTTAGCTACAGATTGCACATTACGTACTGTATCAAAACCATCACCTGCTGTATCCAGAGGCACTTCATTTAAGCGTCTTAGCAGTTCATTGGTAAGTTGTACAAATGTAGACATATTATTTTCCTATAGAAAAAACACTAAGAGGGCCACTTTAAGCAGCCCCCTTAGCTTTACTTTTTAGGCAAGAAGATCACGATCTACTTCTTCTGCTTCACGTCCGTCACAATCTACTACGATTGCCCAAACACGAAGTTTACCTGCAGTAACTGTACCAGTCAAAGTATCAACTTGTACATCAATGGTGTCTTCAGCGGCTGCATTAAACAAACCGGGAGTTGAAGAAGCAACAGCACCTACAGCTTTAGAAGCCATAGCATAAGCTGCTACCCATTCGTCATCATCAACACCAGTTCCTACATCAAAAGTTAAAGCAGAAGCACCAGTTAGTGCTTCAGTAACTTCAACACCAGCAGCAAGAACTACTGTGTATGCAGGAATAGTAAGTACTGAGTAAGCGCCAGTTGCGGTTACTGTTGTACAGTCAAGAGTTGCCTCAATAACATTAACGTTTTGTAAAGCCATTTTTTATTTCCCCTTACGCTGCGTTATATTTGGCAGTGACGATTGCTTCAGGGCGAAGAATCTTCCTACCATATAGATGCATACCACGAACAATGTCAGCGAAGCTGTCAGGGTCACGATATGTTTCAGTTTTGTTGATCTGCTCGGCAGTGGCTACTGCAGAATCATGACCAGCTACGATAACACCATAGTTAGTGTTTTGGTTTGCGGAACCTGTTGTACCTGAACCTGTACCTACTGAAGGTAGGTTAGATGAAGAGTACACACGGAAGCCGTGCAGGTTGTTGAGAACCAAACCATTACGAAGTGCACCAGACTCACCGTAATCTGCATTCAAAAGACGTGAATCTTCGTCAGCCATGATTTCCATGAATACTGGATCTACGACCAGCCAGCGACCTTGCTTATCAACTTGTTGTTGGTCAAGCAAACGAGCCATACGAGCTACAACCATTGCTGGTGAAGCTGTTGCTGTTGGTAGTGCAGTTGCACCCGGCAAACGTGCTGCAATTGGAATCGAGTGATCCGCAGCAGAACTTGTTGTGATGTTGCCAAATGAATCCTTACGGAGTTTCATTGAAGTTAGCAATTCATCAGAACCAGCAGTTACTACAGCTTTACTACCATTTACTTGGTCATTAACTGTATCTGCATCGGTGTGCAAAGCTGATTGCTTGTAGCCTGACAAATAGCCAAGAACTTCTTGGTCATGTTGATCAGCCAAACGATAAGCTGCACGGTTGGTTGCAAGATCCATAAAATTGACGTGACTATGAGCTTCTTCAATATCGTCCATTTTAAAAGCAAAATAGTTAGCTTTATCAATGACCAAAGAAAAATCTTCATCGTCAAGATCTTGTGCTGAAATTTGTGTACCACGAGCATAGCTGCTTACGGAAATTTCAGGTTCTTTAATAATTTTAACGGTATCGCCTTGAGCGGCAATTTCGCCAAAATAATCAGAGTTGGTGATGTCACCACATACAGTTGCTTTACGGAAAGCAAGCTGTACTTTTTTTGAATAGATTACAGGGCTAAAATTACCATTAGGTAAGTTCCCGTAACCAGATGCGGTTGTAAAAGCCATAATAAATCCTCCTGATAGTTGGCTTATTTAAAAGCTAATACCAATAAGAGGCTGTTACTTTTCTAGGGTGCGTAAGACTAATAGTCGGCCAACCATTAGTTATACGGGCCTGTACTTGAACAGGTAGTTCTTTATAGTTTAGACTTTGTTAGAAATTGAGTTAAAATAAAAGGTAGTCATAAGAGGCTTTTATTTTATACTCCCTAGTTATACTGTTAGTTTTTTATTTGTCAACAGTATATTACCGTGCTGATCCAGACATATCGTAAATAAATTTACCAGACTGGATAGCTTTAGTAATTTCTTCTTCTCGATTTTGAAACTCTTTAGCAGACATATTAGCTACATCTGATTCTTTTATTGAACCATTTGTTTCTTCTGCATCAAGTTTAGTGCGAGAACCTTTTTTAACTGTGCTTGCTGCCGCTCTACGTTTAGCAGCATAATCACTCTTAGTCATTCCGTTATCAACTTTATAAAGATCAATAACACGTATTACTGAATCAGGATCATCAGCATTTTCATACAATGCATCTTGAACCCACTTAGGTTGTTCATCAACCCAATCGTGAAACTTATCTGACTGCCTTAGTTTATCAAAATCAGAATGAGCTTTACGTATTGTGTCTTCCGCTGATGCTCTAGACATCTCTGCTTCTTTAGCATCTATTTGTTCTAATCGTTGTTCAGCCTTACTAAACATTTCCTGTGCTTTTTTAGTAGCAATAGTTTCTACTATTCCAGCTACATCAGGATACTTTGATGCCCACTGTGCAATGTCTTCATCAGACTTAGGTGGTATAATAGACGTATCTTCTAAACGAGATTCAAGACCTTCAAATTTTTCTTTCCATTCTTTTTCTTTTTCGCTCATATGTCTGCGAAGATCACCATATCTTTTTTTAAAAGATTTTTCTTCTCTAGATAACGTCTCTTCTTTATCTTCTGTATCGGTCGTTTCTTCTTCGGCAACTTCTTCTTTTGAGTCTGCTTCAAAGTTTTTTAATTCCTCTTCTTCTTCCTCAATCCGTTTACGATTACGATTACTGTATGAAGGGTTCACAAACCCTGCTGTTTTTGGTGTTTCCACCTCTGCTAGTTCAGGCATATCCATCTCCTTTTATGTTGGGGTCAGCCGTAGCTGAGTAGCCTTATCGTTACTAGTATAGAATACCTATTAAATAATCTGTACTATTTATTTTTTTTCTTGAGCATTAATCCACCTTTAGCCCTATTACCTCCTGCGTAAACAGATCCACTAGTTACACTACCTTGAAAACCTCCAGATTGTCCTTCAGCTTTAGACATCCTATCTAATCGATCTCTCATCATATCTGCTGCACTATAGTCATCATCACGACTACTACCACTAGACTTTTTATCTTTAGCAGCTTTAGCATCAAGTATAGCTTTAGCGTCTTTATTTGCTTTATCAACCATAGCTTTGCGTTCTTGGGCTGTCATATCCCCCATAACACCAACAAATCCAGTTTTTCTAGATTTAAAAGTTTTGTTAAATTCGTCTTTATTTTCTTTTGCATCCTCTAGGCTATCAAATCCAAAATCTTTAGCTAAGTCATTAGCTCTCATTGTTCCTTTAGCTACAAAACCATCTGCAAAATCTATTAGTCCACCTCTAGCTTTAACATGAGAATCTACAAACTCATTAATTTTATTAGCAGCTTCTGTATCTCCTCTGGCTTCTGCTATAAGTGACATAGCCCTAGCGTTAGAAATACCTTCAAGCTCCATTATTTTACCGCCAACACCCATGACACCACCTATAATAGCACCGGGTCCACCTAGTAATGCAGCAGCACCGCCAAGTTTAGATATGTCTTGACCTTGATTATCTTGTACAAAACCTTTTGCTTGTTCTAATAGATCTCCATCCCAATCAACTTCTTTTAGTTTTTTTGACATGTCAACTTCTATTTGATCTTGCGGATCTTTACTTCCACCACCACCATCGTCTTTGTCATCTCTGTCTCCTGAATCTGGTGGAGTTACACCAGTATCAGGCGGAGGTGTTACTGGAGTTTCAGGCAGTGGAGCATTTAAACTAGGATCAGATGGTTTATAACCCGCAGGTATTTTTGTTCCGGGAGGTTGTATTTTACCATCAATAAATGTATACCATCTAATATTTCCAGCATCATTAACGTATTGAATAACCTTTAAACCTGATCCCATACCAGAACCAGTACCACCATAAGAATATTTACTTGGATCAAATCCTGTTACAGATCCTCCCGGAGCATAACCAGCCCTAAGAGACTCCATAGAAGTAGAAATAAAACCACCTTTGTTCATATTAATAGTAGGTTTATTGTACATCATTTGTTGTTGCTGTTGATACGGATTAGGTTGAGGTTGCATCATAGGTTGTTGCTGTTGCATCATAGGTTGTTGCTGTTGCATTGTAGGTTGCTGATTAGCCATTAGACCACCCATAGCCATAGCTGGCTTAGCTTCTTGACTTAGTTCCTGTTGAATAAGTTGATCTAGTTCTGCGTCAGAAATAGGTGCTGCACCCATTATAGCAGTTACAGCTACTGGCTCACCACCTATCCTACCATCTTTATCCATTTGTTGCAAGCCCATTTTTGCTTCTGAACGAAGATCTTCAAAAAACTTTACACCAAAAAATCTAACGACATCAGCAGGTACAACATACTCACCCTCAGATAATTGAGCAGGGATATCATCTCGAACTTCACTAGCCATAGAACCATTAGGTATTTCATTACCTGATACAGGATCTTGACTCATACCATCGTCTTGTAATCCACCCTCTTGCATAAGAGCCATTTTCATTTGGTTATCCATATCTTTTACTACGCCTCCTTCGGCAAATCTAAACTGTGGATCATCTGGTAAATCAAAATCTGTAATATCTATTTCTATTCCTGTTTCATTCATATCATCATAATAAATAAGATTATCAGGATTTTTATTTTTAAATTTTATTTTACCGTTTGTTTCACTGTTGAGTGACCTTAAAACTTTTCTAACACCATCACTATAAGTATTCTTAGCGGCATCTAAACTTAAATCATGTGCTCTAGCTATAACTTTAGGGGTAGGAATATATATTTTATTTGTACCATTATCTTTAGACTCTTTGATTACAGCAAGCAAAGACATTCTAATTGTATCAGAAAGTTTAGCTGGAACTAAATCTTCTTCAATACCAGCAGTAATATTTATACTTTTAAAAGTATTTATTAAATCTTCTTTAAGTTTATTATTATATTCTTTATTAAATTTTCTTGCAGCAGATTTACCAAAAACATAATCACTTAAAACATTTGCAAAAATATTATCAACTTCATCTAATTCTTCTATACTTCTTCTTTTAATAGAATTTTCTTTTAAGCCATATTCTTGACTTAATAAAGATACAATTGAATCTTTAGTACGATTACCATCTACAAAATCACTTTTTAACTTTGCTATATCATCTATGATCTTAGTTAAACCTAAGTTTACTGCTTGTTCTGCAGTGTCTTGATCTCCTATAGATCTAAAGTCATAATTGTAACGATTCATATCGTTTACAAACTTATCGGTAAAATCAATACCTTTCATGTGATAAGAAAAAGTTATATCACCAAACTCTGTTTGATAGTGAAGACCTATATCACCTAAAGTTGGTTTAGATATTTCTTGTTCTTTAATTTTTTTAGCAATTGCTTTATCTGCCACTGTGTGTTGTTGTACAGCATCACTTTGTAGTTCTTCAACAATAAAAAACTTTTCTTTTATTGGAAAATTTGAATCTTTAATTTCATCAGTTTTTACAAAACTACCTCTTACATGAGCTAAAATATTTTCACCTTCAGGCGAATAAAAATGCATATCAGCAGCATCATATTTAGTGCCTTTAGTGTTTTTATTTCTAAGAATTATTTCTATATAACTATCTAAAGGATTTATAATATCTCCATTAGGATTGTTGCTTTGAAAAACTACCCTTTGTTCTCCACGATATTTTGTTTTATTACTCCGAAGAACTTCTATATCTACTTTAGGTACATTTCTATCTGCAAGAGTTTTTAATTGTTGTTTAGAATATTTTTTGTTATCGTCTAAGTTTTCTAAAAGACCTGACCAATACAACTCTGTTTTATTTATTTTCGGTGCTCTCTTTTCTAAAAACTTTTTGATTTGAAAGCCAGACATACCATCTTTACCAATGGCAAGATTGTCTAAAGAACCTAAAACAGAACTACGAAAATCTGCTAAGTCTGCTTGAACCTCTACATTACTAGCATTTACACTTCTAACTAAAGGATTTGTTTCTTTTTTAGATTTAGTAGGTTGTACTTCTAAATCCATATAATCATTAATATCATCAAGACTTACATTATCTTGACCAACTACTTCTGCACCAACACCTACAGTACCAGAACGTTCTGTTGGTGTACCTTTTAGAAACTCCATGTCACCATCAAAGACTGCTTTGGTTTGACCCACTATATCAGCTTTAACTCCACTAGGTACAGCAGAACTTGCTGCTTTTGCAGTAACTGTTGCTGCTTTAGCTGCAGGAATTAACTCTAATGCAGTCATGGCATCACCGATAACAGCTTCTCTTGCAGAGTTTACCTGTTGATCTGTAGCTTGGTCGTATGATACACTATACATATTTTGTAGTCTTGTATCTAAATCTTCACTACCAAGTCTTTGTACACTGTCTTTAATATTAGTTACAACTTCTTTTGTAGTTTCTACAGGGCTAGTTATAAATTCCTTAGCCCCTTCGTATACTCCTACTGCAGCATCCTTTAAAAATTTTAACTCATCTTCATCAATAACTTTGCCAAGTTTTTCACCAAATGATTCATACTCATTATCTAAGCCAAGTATATTATCTACGATTAGTTCACCATAGCCCATACCTTTTTTCATTTGTTCGTCAACACTAGCCATTATTAACTTTATCCCTAAGTTTAGTTAAAGATCTTAATGCACGAATCTCCCCTTGAAACCTGTAGATTTCTGCAGGGTCATCGTATTGTTCCATTTGTTTATGTATAAATGCAATGCGAAAGTCAATTTCTTCCAGCATTGCATCCCACTGAGGTTTGTTATTTACGACTAGCTTTAATTGGCTCACTGTACAGGTGCCCCACCAGTATTACCTGAGAAGCCCTGTTCTCCCGGCTGGGGGGCTGTACCAGTTCCTATAGTACCTCCCCCTGCTCCTGACGTATCCTGAGCCTGAGCACCCGCAGGTGGTCCCTGTGGACTAGCTCCCGGTTGCGGTGGGGTTGGTGGGCCTTGACCCTCAGGTGGTGCTGGAGGTGGATTTTGCTCTTGAAACTTTTTAAGTATCTCAGCTTGAACAGCAGCATCAGACATAGAGTTAGTAAGTTTATCAGGATCAAGATCCATAGACTTAGCAATCTCACGTATGATATAGTCCATCTTAGCAAATGGAGCAAGTACAGGATTCTGCACTACACCAAGGAATTGCATCAGTCTTTGACTACGTACTTCATTAGCCATTAGACTTTCAGTGCCACGAGCTTTTACTTCTAAATCACCTTTAATTTCTTCATCGTAATTAAACTGCATGTTAAAATTAAAAAATGCTTTAGCTATAGGACCGAGTAAATAGTCGTCTACATTCTTTACAACGTTCCTAATGCTTCCGTTGGCAGCAGACATAAGCATACTAATACCAGAAGCAGTACGACCAACACCACTGACCCCTGTTTGACCATGTGCGAAAGATGGAAATCCAGTTGACTCATCTGCTAATATCCTTGCTTTATCAAACATTTGCATGTTTTCGTTAGATACGTTAGGAAACTTAGTACCAAAAATGGCTTGTCCGGGTGCACCGCCTTGTCTACGGAACACTTTTCCGGGGTACACAGACAAGTCCTGCCCCGGTACTAAGTTAGTTTCATCAACTTCAATTAACATATTACCCGATAAAGCAGCATTATCTACTGCCATACGCATAAAACCATTCATAAGAGTTTGTGTATCATCCATATTCTCTGCAATACCTACACCAAATAAACTATAAGGACTTACCTCATATGGTACAGCATAGTATGGAATAAGTGTTGGTGTAAATGGGTTCATAACTAATCTAAGTACTTGACCATTACAAACCCAAATATTTACATTTAATTGATCAGTGTCTTTTAACTCACTTGGAATATCAATATCATGACCCTCAAGAATTTCTGTATCTACATTACCCCAAAACTCTAAAACTTCAAAACGTTCTGCTCTTGACTCTTGAGCATCATCTTCCATTACTTGTTCCCACCACTCTTTAGTATAAGACTCACCTAAAGAAATAGAAGTGTCAATACTGTTTGAGCGAAAGAAAGGACGTTTCTTTAAAGAGCGTAATTGTGAACGAGACATTTTATGTCTTTCAACAACATACTCAGCTTCATCCATATTAGATGCATCAGGATCAGGATAAAAATTCCAAATAGATACAGAAGAAGTTTGAGGTATTGTCTTTATAGTTGGTGCATACTCACCATCCTCAGACCAATTAGCATACTCTTTATCTACAGCAAATGGGCCTTTCATAATACCAGTACCAAATAAAGCACATTCAAATGCTGCTACACGAAGTTGTTTATTAGCATTAGATTCCTCTAGTTGATCATGTATTTTCTTTTCCATTTTTTTAGCTGCAACCATTGCAGGATGAAAAGTAATTTGACTTGGAGTTGTACCAGCACCTTCTTTTAATTTATCTTCTACTGAAGCTAGTTTATTTTTTAAACCTCCGATACGATCCCTTAAAGATCTTGCGGTCTCTCCCGGTTCTAATTCTATTTTTGCTTCAGCTTTTTGTGCTTCAGGATTTTGATCAAAGTGAACAGACTCTGCAATACCTTCTGGTAAAGTTGTTGGATCAACAGTAATAGGAAATTTATTATTACCAAACAATACCTCTACAATTTGCCCATAGGCAGCAAGTACTTTTGTTTTAGTTACTTTAACAAAAACTCTGGATTTTTCTGTGGAAGTAAATTGTACATCAGATCCATAGATACCACGATAATTTCTGTAAGCTTGTATCCAACGAGTTTCTTCTGTCTCTCGTGCATTAGATGCTTTTGAATATTTTTCTCTTACAAAGTTAAGAATAGTTCCAGAAGAAGGATCATCATAATCTTTTTCTTTGGAATCTTCTATTGCAGTAGAACTTTCAAGATCTATTGTTTCTTCAAACTCTTCTTCCATTATATTTCCTTAATATCCAAAAGTTGGATCACTAATCTGAAAGCCAGTGTTACTAGCTGGATTGTAATCAAATAAACTACTACGTGGTCTTGTCATAACACCATATCTAAGTGCATCGTATAGATGATCTTCTGCATTTGTATCTACATCTTCTGGGTTATTTTTATCAAGAGGTAGTGCAGGTAATTGAGATATGGTATTAGTACAGTTACTAAAAAATACCAATCTTGGTTCTTCAGTAAACTCATCAACTTGAAGTCTTCTATGTATTTCATTTTTACCAGCAACACGAGAACCTTTAGATCTATCTGCAGGACGCCACCTGCAACCTTTCATAATCATTTGTTCAGCCAATGATGGCCCAGTATCACCACGCTTATGCCATAAAGAACTATCCAAAACACCATAGCGAATCTTTTCTTCATCTTCTATTTCAAGTATCATATCCGCAAGATCAGATGCAATAACTTTACTTACATATAGTTCTCTATATACTATTAATTGTTCTGATGGACTAACAGCAATCCATACAACCCCTGTATGAGAACCATAACCATAGTCGCAAGCCCTAAACTTTGCCCAACCACTAGGTATATCAAAAGGCTCTACTACATGTATACGCCTATTAAACTCAGGGAATGCCGCCCCCTCATTAATATCCCAGTCACCTTCTAGTAGTTGCCTACGCTGATGCTCAGGTAACGACAGAAGATTAGCCTCATACATACCATCTTCTGCTAGGTAAGGATTATCGAATAAGGTAGCAGGTATAAACCTACGTTTAAATAGTGGCTCACCTTCTCTGCTATGTCCTTTAGGCCAGCAAATTGTTTCTCCACTATCTGCATCCGTAGCCCAAAATGATTCGTTAGGAGTATTAGGGTCAATAAATATTTTTTTAACCCATTGATGTCCCGGACCTCCGGGGTTACTAGTTGCCCTCATATATAAGGGTAGTCCACTAGCTCTTGTTGTCCTAAGTCGTGACCTCATGTAGTTCCAAGGGTAAGGTGTAGGCCACTGTGTAAGTTCGTCAAAACCTATCCAATTAAATGCTTGACCCTGATATCTCATAACATCATCGTCACGGTCTAGGTAAGACATCCAAAGAGTTGCACCACTAGGGGCTACCCAAGTCTTATCTCTTTCCATAAACTTAATACCGGGAATTGCTTTAGGGTATAATTGTTTAGATACAGAAATAAGCTCTCTTAGTTCTTCAGTGCTCCTACGTACTAAAAGCATTCTAGCATTAGGATTATTTAAATAACGTACAGGGTCAGCAACTAAACTGTATGATTTACCACCACCTGCTGAACCCCCATATAATACTTCTTGTTCAGTAGAAGCTAAAAATTCTGTTTGTGGACCGGGGTTAGGTTCAAAAATAACTTCATTAGTATTAAATTCTTCTTCATATTGTAGCTGAGTTGGACTTGATACCTTTACCACCGAGTCTTTCGGCTTCGAGCTTTTCCGCTTTTTCGAGGGCCGCTTTGTACTTTTCAGCGAGGTAGCGTTGGTTTGCAGCTTCTCTCTTACGCTTTTGTTCACTTTTAACTCTTTTCATTAACCCTACGTGAGATATGTACCGATCCGATTGCTCACTTAACCAAGCGGCTACATCTCTATAACTATACTGCTTTAGGTACTTTTTAGCTTCCTCTAAAAGATCTAATTCTTTTGGGATAGGTAATAGTATATCACAGTCATCAGGGTCTTGTCTATAGCCAAATGGAACTAATCTGCCTACTCGTACAACTTTTCTCCATTCAAACTCTTCTCCCTGCTTTGGTGCAGGTAACTTCCAAGTCTTATAAATCTTCTTCATTTTTAGGTGGTAAAATAAATAAAGGGTTAGACGCAGATACTTCTACTTTATCTGAAGCTTTAAATCCACTACGATCTAATACATCTTTTGCTGCTGCCATTTTTTCTTTGTTACCCAAGTCAGTTGGGCTATCCATAATTTGTTTCATAGAGTAAGCAGCTTTAACTGCAGTAGAAGAAATAAACTTTTTAGTTCTTTCTGCAATCTCATCTTGTAAAGAATTTACAATAGCTGAAGTTGCGACAGTATCAGCATATCCAGCCATCTTTCTTGCTTGAGATAAATTACCTTGAGCTTCTTCAAATAGAACATCAAGAAACTTCTGTTGTTTTTCCGTTAGATTACGGCTCATGTGATTTTCCTATGCGGTTTTACTTTGGCTCTAACTTTCTTAGGTTGAGCCACAAACTGCTTACCCGCCTTAGTGCCTTTTCGTTTTGCTCGTGTTGTAGCGGCATACTCAGAAGAACTAAGAGACTTAATAGCCTTCTCAGGTAGATACCTTTCGCCTGTAGCCTTTGAACCTTGCGTTGATGGTTTACCACTTTTGGTTCTCCATTTCTGCTTAGTCCAAGCTGTTAAACTTTTTTGACTTTTACTTTTTGGCATCGTGTTTCTTTTGTACAGCAAAGTTAGCAGTGAGAGATGCACCCTTATGAGGTACAAACTTATCTTTATGTTTCATTAGTTTTAAACTACCATCTTTTTGCTTCATCCAATGATAGCCTTTAGGTGCATCTACCTTCACTACTTATACCCTCCACCTTTTGCCTTGTATTGTTTTGCAACCATTTGAGCTTTCCGGGCGCTCCATTGTCCGGGTGCTCCACCTTTCCCTCCAGCTTTAACGGAAGCAACAAGGCGCTTACGCATACTAGGCTTAGTATAATTACCCGCTGCATTAACTGTAGATTTTTTGCCTGATTTCGCCACGACTAATTCCCATGTCATGCAGTTCCTTGTCACTCAAGTTCATGAGTATCCAATAGTCTGCTCTTCGTTGTTGATTCTCTTGAATCTTTTTAAATATTTTCTTAAACATAGCACCACTCCTTTTATCTTGTGCAGGAGTAGTTTTACATATTTAGTTATAACATACTATAGATAAGATTGCAACCCCGTTATGCATTTCTGTTGGGGTCAAAATACTCTTCTAATGAAACAAGTACTTCCATAGTATTTGTAGTCTCACCATATACCATAATCTTATCACCTGAGTGTAAGTTAAAGTATCCACCATTAACTAGGTTAACTACAGAATGTCCTGCCATACTAAGTCCGTTAGCTATGTAATGATACGCATTATCTTCAGCATGGTAAAACTGCACATACACTTTTTTAGTAGAGGTGGCACTATTACTAATGTGTAGATACCTAGTAATAGCACTAAAGTTAGCAGGGCAGGTATACACAACGGTAGCACTAGCATCTGCCGAAGTAGATGCAATAGTGTACCCTTGTGTATGAAACTTGGAGCTATTTAAAACAGGCATTTATTTGTAGTTATCTGGAGTACTGTATAAATCTTTTGGTACGGATTTATCATTACGTAAAGCCCATTTGCGAAGTCTTCCCTGTTCTTTCATGGAAAGATTCTTTTCCCCTGCTTTCCAATCTCGTAACTTCTTTTCATTCGGAGTTAATGAGGAAGGGCTACGTCTAGGTCTTTTTGAAGGACCACGGCTAGGACTTTTTTTATCACTATCCTTAAGTACATCTTCAAGTGTTTTATCTGATCCCGGTAAAAGAGTTTCAGTTTTAATTGGATTTCTTTCTCTAAGGGTTGGCGCACCTAAAGGTCGTTTAGGTGGACGTTTTGAACCGGGTGTTGAAGGTTTTGCTTTAGGTTTTGTAGCAGGAGGTTTTTTATCTGTAAGATTTTTACCTTTAGCATTAGCCCAAGCAGTAAGAGCAGAACCTTTAAACTTACCTTTGTTCTTTTTCTTCCAAGAATCTAACTGCTCTTTAGTTACAGCCAGTGCTTTCTTTCCATTTTTATCTGTATAGTACATAGACCCTGCTTTTTTAGCAGCAGAAATACTTTTATAATCTTTATAACTAGCCATTATTTATTTCCTTGTGTAGCTTTCATAGAGGCACCACAGTTAGCCATACCACCTTTGTTGTAACCAGATTTTTTCTTAGTCATACCACCATACTTATAGCCCATCTTAGCTGCTACTGCTGGTGCTTTTTTCTTTAGTGCTTTCATTCCGGGATTCATTTTGTTATTCATATTACTTTCCTTTAAGCTATAATAAAGTCTACGATCTGTCCATCTGGAGTACGTAGTTTGTTTGGGTTAGGGTTATAGGCATACATCTGATTAACCAGCTTAAGCTCTTCTACTGGTGTATCAGGGGTAATCCTGTTAGGCTCTTCTACTTCGTTATTTCTGCTAGACCTATCTTTATCTGCCTTCTCAAAAACAATATTCTCATGAGTTTGGAATGGCATACTGGGTAAAGGAAAGTGAGAGATAAGGGTCATTACCACTTTACCTTATGTGACCAATACCTAGCTGATAATTTGCTAGGCTTAGAGTCCTGAGCATTATGTCTAGCGTAATAACTTTTCTTACGAGCTTTATCTTTTGCAGACTTAGGATTCTTACCAGCACCACTTACACCCTGCTGCCCAAAACGAATAAACTTATAGGTGTCACCTTCTTTAGCCATAACACAGTGTGACTTCTTAGGGTGGCTAGGGGTTTTCTTAGGTTTGTTTACACCCTTAAGACCTTCTTCTTTCATCTTAGTTTTAACTCGTTCAGGTATACTCATCAAATCATACTCAACGCTTGGTCTAGTGTTTCTTTATTTCGTCTAGTCCAACCACGACCAAAAGTTTCAAAGGTACGTAAAGACTCATAGAACTTCTGACGTTGATTAAAAACACTTTCAATAATCATTTGAGGTTCTTTATTCATAACAGCTTGTAAGGTCATAGGACCAATAGCCCCATCTGCTGTTGCTCCCACAGCACGTTGTATAGCTTTAGCTGGACGACCAGAACCAGAATTAACTCCCCAGTCAAAGGCACACCAGTCAACACCGCTAGGAAGATCATCGCCTCTTACCTTATCCCAATAGTTCTTTTTATAAATAGGAGCTACATCTATAAAAGTTAAGTCACGCATCTCTTGTTCAGTAGACTCACGACCAATCCACTTATCGTAGACAGCCTTAGTAACACCAAGGTTAGTCATACCACCCGGATCTTTAGGGTGATTTACAAACCCACCTTCATGATGTAGTAGCATTGATAAACATTTGTCAAAGTTTTTTTTCATTTGTCACTTCCCAAAAAATTTAGATACGGATCGTATTCCAATACTGGCGCTTACAATCCCACCTAGTGAGTATTGATACCATGCTGGCATACTGTCCAATGCAGTAAACCCAGCTTGGACAATACTATTACCCCAATCACCACAAAATGCTAGAATCAGTGGAATTGAAAATAGTAATGTAATCCACTCATCTTTCCATGAGTTTTGTGTAGCTTTAATAGCTTCAATGTCCCAGTCAATCTCACCAGTAGCTTGCTTGACTTTAATTTCAGCATTGGCTTTTTGTACCGCTACCTTACCATCTAAGTAAGTGGTAGCCAATCCACCAACTGCCCCTAGAATCTGACCTATCATTTTTCGTTACTCAGCCAAACAGCAAATGCCCCAGTCATAGCACCAGTAACTACCGATATTAATGCTGATTGCTGTGTAGATAGATCTGGTTGTGATAATGCCCACTCAATACAGCGAATATACATAACCGTCATTACTAGCATCATTAGTCTTGGCATTATCTTCCAAGCTAGAATACGTTCCATTGCTACTGTCATTCCCATTCCCTCTTTCTTCTAGGTTCAAAAACATCACTGGCACTAAGATGACCCTCTAAATACATAGCTCTTTCAACTCTGTCTAGAGAATACTTAGTGCCAGTGTCCTGAAATATTTTTTCTCTTACATAAAAAACATCTGAACGTGGGATATGAACTCTACGGAGTCTACCCTCGTCCTCATCAGCTAAAGCTTTATAAAATTCCTCTAGCACATTATCGGAAGAATACATTTTTGGCAATTGATTGTCCTTAGTTATACTACTTTAAAATGGGAAGTCAATACTTTTTACCTACGACAGCAAAAAATTTACACTATCCTTAAAGGATTTCTTTAAGTATTAATATTTATTAATAATTATAATTAGTATTTAATACTTAAAGTACCCTCTAAGTAATACTTTAAGTATATTATACCGCACTTTGAATATTTGTCAAGACTAAAAGTAAGAAATAATATTTAAATTAATTTAATATTTATTTAACACTATTAAATTTCTATGTAAGTCCAGTTACCACAAAGTATAAGTCCATATGGTCACAAATTGTTACAGACTTTGTAACATATCTCACATATCTCCCCAGTATCCTATTATAGACTACTTACTTTCGTACCAATAATTAGATTAACCCTATGTTTTTACTAGGGAATACTATATATGGGCTGGTATAATTGTAGTTACCAACTAAAAATACCCCTCTCTGTCATTGAGTGTATATAGTATCTACGTACCCCCCACTGGCCCATGCCCCCCGTAGCCTAGATGGGCTTGATCATGCCTGTAAATCCGTAGGATTCAACAAGAATCAATGACAAGTCATTGAAATGTATTGTTTTTATAAACAATAAGGGATTCCCTTTATCAGATTACAAGGTAATCTCTTGGGGATTACAGGGCTTTGGTCTTTAGACCAAGATCATGGTCAAACCATAATATGGTTCAATCGGTTGGGATCATGCTTGGGATCAGGATCACCTGCATAGCTTTTTCTTTCGCATAATGCTTGGGAAAAGATGGGAAGTTTTTCCCCTAAAGGGGAAGTTCAATCTCGGAATTTCCGAGAATAGGTAAACCCTTTAGGGTTTAAATAGGGCTTGACAATCGATTTTGGATAGTGCTACAAAGTAAGGGCTTCATCGGCAAATCGATGAGGCAGCAACCTTAACTTAATCGGAGATTAACGATGACAAATTCAGCTACTTTACCTACGGTAACATTGAACAGCCAATTCAAATTAGGTCGTAAGACCTACACTATCACTGATGGAATCAGCCATGCCGTAGCTTGTTATGACAAGCTTTATCTGATCCAAGAGGATCAGCTTAACCTTTACCGAGAACTCGGTAATGTCTTGCTTCAAATTGAAGCATTGTTCGGTGGTGACAAGAAAGCCTACGGCTCTTTTATCGGTGGAACCGATTTGTCGAATGAAAACATCAGCTCCGCTGATAAATATGATGCCAAGTGGATTGCCACCCATTGGACTAAAGTCCAACAGTTAAACAAAGCTGGTAAGCTTTCAGCACTTGGCGTATCTTCGATACGGAAGATTGTTCTGGAAGCTCATCCTGAGCTTCGTAAGAAGCCTAAAGCTTCTTCAGCAGGAAACACCTCGAAGGGCAAGCCGAAGGCTTCTGAGCAGCCTAATAAGGCTGAGGAAGTGCTAAAGAACACTGTCTTTGAGACAGTGATAGCCAAGAACGAAAAGGAACTTGCAGAGCAAGTATTTGATGCTCTTCAAGCCGGAGGCTTTAAGAGATCTGAGTTCGCAAAAGAGCTTGCAAAGCTCTTCAAGTAAATCATTTAGCCCCCTTCGGGGGGCTATTCAATCTCGGAAATTCCGTGATCAACTTAAATCGGAGATTTAAAATATGGAATATAGTGGAGTTCAAATCTTAGAGTATTCAGATAATGAATACTGTTTTTGCTATCAAGGTCGGTTAATAACCGACAGATATGATTTACCAGTCCTCCTTAAAAAGGAGAGTGACTCTTGGATAAACAAACATAAAGCTGAAGGCTTTATAGATTGTTTAATCTTTCTCGGTGAAATATAAAAGAAGCTCCCTTCGGGGAGCTTTTTTTGTTTATACTTCAGAGAAGTATAATGGTGTTCTCGGAAATTCCGAGAATACTTTTTTGTGGACATGCGGCAAAGGAGATCATGCGATGCCAGTAATATTATTTCTTGCTTGGTTATTAATACTTATATCTACTTCAAGTATATTATTAATAGTAGCTTATACTACTATTAATCCTATAATATTATTATCCTTACTACCTGTAGTAATATTACTTTCTGTTTTAGCTTTTGATCGGGGGTGATCATGCGTGTATGTTTCTATGATGAGGAAGGGTTTATGTTTTCTTATCTTACTTGTCGTGACATGCGCCAAGTATCGAAGATACTGAAACGTTTCCCTAACAATGCAAAACTAATCACGGAAAATCCGAGAATGAAAAGGAGAATAACATGCGGATAGAACACATTGCAGAGAACAAAGTATTTGTTCACAAGAAGTCTATGCTTTCAGGTAGAGTAAACTCTATGGTTTTACCTACGACTCAGGGTAAGATAGAATACTGGCTACAATCAGGTGAACTGATTCAGAATGTAATGCCTGACTTGGATGCCGAGCAACGTGAGTTTATTAAGACAGGTATCAGCCCTGAAGAATGGGATAACATGTGTGGAGATGAGGATTAAGCTATGCCTAAATGTGAAAACTGTGGTGACGAAGAGGAAGTTCTGCACTATACAGAATGGAATGGATATGAGTGTGGTGATCTATGCGAAGTGTGCTCAGAAATGTTTTTAAATATGGAGGAGGAAGATGCAGATTAACAAACGTGATAGGTTTGCTTTACGTGCCGACAAATATTGGCGGTCTATATGGCATCGACAAATGCTATTCAAAACAAAAGCCTTGACATCTGTTTCATCCTGTGACAGAACTAAGGAAATTCATGGCAACAAGGAGTTAAGCCAATGTCCAGATCATACCTCGTCTATCAGTTCAGACCAGAAGTCTATGACATAATTAATGAGAACCCTCAATCAGAGATAGCAAGGATTGCTTTTGATTTGAGGCTTCTCAATGAGAAGTCTGCAGAACAGAGTGTCAATGATGCTTTGTTTCATAACATGTATTACCCAACCAAGTTCCTGCATCTGGGTGTGCTATCTGAGTCTGTTGACCCATTGGAAGCTGTCTTTGATGCAGGGAATGGATATGGTAAAGCTAAGGTTACCACCCTTGCTAAGGGTGACACTAGCCTATCTGTGGGTAACATAATAGTGCACTTGCAGCAGAACAAGGCGTACCTATGTATGCCTACTGGATGGCATGAACTAGCAAGAGAGCTAGACTTTTGCATCAAATTGTAATCACGGAAATTCCGAGAATGGAGAATCAAATGAAGACCGAGATATATTATAACCTACACAAGCATGTCTTTTCTGTAAGGAAAAGAAACGGTAAGGTGCAATGGCATACTAATAGTATCATAGCACACAAGCCTATCTTTGCAGTGCAACCTGCAGGGTGGGCAAAGACTCAAGATGAAAGAGTCAAGAATGTACATGCATTTGTCAGACCTCAAGAGGTTGAGGTGGATGCTGACCTATGGTTTCAAGATCCTGACTATGCCTTGCCTCATGATGTAGCTAGGCTTGAACGTGTCAGGTATAACCCATACCATGCAAACACATTTGTAGATGAGCACGATGAGCCGATCTACCATGCCGAGGTTGCTTATTTGTATATTGACAAACAAAATAAACCTGTCATAAAGGTATTCAGAACTTAAACGAAACATCCAATCACGGAGATTCCGAGAATGACTGTAACAACACAAGAACTTAATGATCTATTCAGATACTGTGCCGACATAGGCATGGCTGCAACAGACAGACCGATAAATGATACCGAGAACCACACTGGTTCTTGTGACCACCGTACAGATTACTGCGATGACACTTGTTATAACGTTAAGTTATACAAGATGTACCCTAACATGGCTAAACGTGATGACAGATGTGAGACTATCTGGCAGAAACTAAACAAGTCTAACTCTGACTTCACTAAATTCTTTAGTCGTAAACGGTATGATACTAGTCGTGTTCGTCACATGACTAGAGGCGAAGCCTTCAAAGATGTGATTGATGTGTACCGTGTCAAGACTATGTGCCTACTTAATCCAGATACTACATGGTGGATTCCTACCAGAGCATGGCGTAACCCACGCCTCAAAGCTCTGATTGAGAAAGAGCTTATGCCTCTACCTAACTGTGCCATTAATGCATCACTTGACCCATCCAACAGCAAGGCTGAATGGAAGATGTTGATTGATGATGACTGGAATATTATGTTCTATGGTGATGATGACTTGACATCTGATCCTGTCTATGGAACAAGAATGTTCCTATGCCCTAAGACCCACAAGGATCTCAAGGGTCACTGCAAGGACTGCAAGGCAGGTTGCTTTGCACAAAAGACTATCAACCGCACACAGATTGTGCATCTATCGGAACACTAATCACGGAAATTCCGAGAATGAAAGGAGTCGATATGAATATCGAAGATAAACTTGAAGAAGCTATAACTAAATGGACAGACAGTTTAGATATAGATCAGTTAATTAATTACGTTCAAGAAGATCTCTGGGCGTATTACACTGAAAGTGCAGATGAAGAAGAAGCTTTAGAATTTATAACAGAAATGGAGATATAACATGCCTTTTGATACAACAACATCATTCGTACCAGAGCACTTGGACTTTGAAGTAGAGTTCGAGGAAACTAAATTCAAAGATAAGAAGTATGTAATCAATACTAATACAGGTGAATACCTTGGTATTGTGGGCAAGGACTTTACTTGTGCCAATCATGGTGACTTCTTTCGTAATGTCGTAGACACTGCTACTCAGGAGTTACAAGAGGGTGACTTACATGGTGCAGACTTTAACTTCAGGACTGCTCGTGGTGGTGCTTGGGCTATGCTCGACATTACACTACCTAGTATGAAATCAGTTATAGAAACTGATCGACATCAGACTGAGGTAAAGAACCGTATTATATCATTACATGGTATTGATGGGTCATGTAGTAACCAAGTATTCTTTGGTGCTATTGATAGCTTCTGCACCAATGGGTGCATCAGTGGTGAGCATGATAAAGTTCGGAGAAAGAACACCTCTAACTTCTCACTTAGCTCGTTCATAAATGAACTGTCTAACCTACGGTCAGACTTCTATGAGCAAGCCATCAAGATGAAAACATGGGCACAGACTAGCCTCAAGGATGTAGATGTAGAGGCATTGCTAGAAGCAATGATACCATCAGAACGTAAGGCAAAGAAGATGTATCAACTGTACCGTACAGAGACATGCATGAGAGGTGAAAACAAGTGGGCCTTGTACTCTGCCTTTACTAACTATGCTACTTATGCAGATGATCGTAATGGATTTAATCTTCGTAATACAGGTAATGACACACAAGCTACCTCAATGTGGGGTAGAGAACAGGAGGTATCCAAGTGGGTTAGTGACAATCGTTTTTTACTTGCAGCTTAATCACGGAAATTCCGAGAATGGAAAGGAACTAAAATGACAATGACTCCAGAAGAAATCACAAAGAGCCATCAAGAGTGGGCAGATAAACGAGAAGCACGTAGAATAGATCTTGAAGAAAAATGCCATGACTTAATAGACGAGCAGGTAAAAGCAATCAAGTCTGCCTACGATGCACTACAAGAAACTGAAAGCAATCTTCGAGAAATGTTTGACATTACGATAGAAGATGCTAGAAGTATATCTAGTGCAGAAGGTAGTTTGAGGATGGCATTTCCTCACCTCTGCATTCATCCCTATCATGGGTCTTATTAATTTAAAGGAGTTAAATATGTTTGTAATCTTTGCAACTAAACCACTTAATGACGGAACAAAAGGGTTTCGTTTCAATCTCTTAGGTAAGAAAGGATTGTATCGCAAACGTAGCCGTAGCTCTCGTGGTTGGCTCAAGTATGAGCCGCTTCATACTATGAATGCTTATCACTTCGGTAAACGTACCTTATATATTAACCATGCTTATGGACGTAAGCTGTATCACTTTGCAGGATAGTACATGGATTATTATGTAGTAGAAATGTATGTTGATGAGTTGGAAGAGTGCCTCGTAATGAGGTGCTCGACCATCGAAAGTGCTAGTCTTATCTGCGAGAAACTAGAAGATGCATTCCCCAATGCTGTCTTTGACATCATGGACACAGAGCCTGTGATAAAAATGCGAGACTATAACTTAGAAAGGTATGAAGAATTGAGAAATGTTTTGACATCTAAACCAAGGAACCCACAACTAATTGTGATAGAAGGGGGTAAGCGTTAGTGTTATGTATTATGTAGAGGTTATCCATAAGGATGAAAGAGTAGCGTCCACCTATCAAGATCTACTTTCGGATAGTGTAGACGTTGCTAACAGTCTATCTTTTGCAGACTGTACTGTAACTATATACGAATGTATTAAAACCCTATGCAATATAGAAAAAATTGCAGAAGTTATGTCATGGAAAGATGACGGTTACAGATAATAAATTTAGTAGGGTGTTGCGTTGTAGTACCCTACTATGCTACTCTTACTTTAAAGTATTACTATAAGGATTAAATATTATTATGTATAAATATACAAAGAAAGGAAACTTAAAGACTGGTACTGTATGGAGATTTACACCACCACAAGATGCTATTGATGCTGGTGTTGCACGAAGACAAACATTTAAAGATGGACGTGCAGCAAGGTATGAGATACCAAGGCTGATAGAAAAGGTAGAAGCATTTAAACGTGGAGATATTGTCGCAGGAAACATTGGGCCTAACTCTACAATACTACACATTTATAAATACTATGTAACAACTACACATTTTAAACAGTTAGCATATAACTCACAAAGAACTTACGATAACACAATGAATGCTATTGCTAATACAAGTGTTGGTAGTAGGAAGTTAGGTCAGGTTAAGATTAAAGACCTTACTGCTATGCATTGTACTGAGGCTTATGAAGAATGGTGTGAAGATGTAAGTGTGTCTAAAGGGAATCAGTGTTCAAGAATCTTTTCATTACTAATAAATTTTTGTATCTCTATTGATTTAATTAAGTATAACCCTATGTCTAAAGTTCGTAAAAGAAAACATGAAACAAGAGATACAACATGGACGCAAGAACAGGTAGAAAAATTTCTTGATGTTGCATTCACTGATTTTGATTGGCGTAATGTAGGATTGATTGTACTGATGTGCTATGAGTGGGCACAAAGACCTACCGATATAAGATTATTAAAGTGGTCTTCAATTAATTTTAAAGAGAAGAAGGTAAAGATAAAACAAACTAAACGTGGAGCAACAGTTGAGCTACCAATTTCTGAAGAGATCATGGACATGCTCACTCAACAGAAAAAAGATTGGGACTTTCAAGACTACGTAGTACCACATCAGAGACCATCAGATGGTGCCTACAGACCATTAAACGTAGGTCAGGTATCATCATTAGCAAATCAAATAAAAGAAGCTGCAGACCTACCATCTAATTTACTTGTCGGAGATTTAAGGAAGAGTGCTATAGTAGAAATGATTGACTCAGAGGTAGATCATCTAGCTATTATGTCAGTGACAGGACATCAGAATATCTCTTCACTAAATCCATACCATAAACATACTTATGCTGCAGCTAAGTCAGCATTAGATAGGAGAAAGAAATAATGTTACAAACGTTTTACATAGATCACATGGGTACTGACTTATCTGTAGCTAATGCAGCACGAGTAAGCTTTGGTAAGCGTAGTGAAATGGATACCAGTGACGTATGGGGTCCACCTAAGTTGAAAGACAAGGATGCCAAGCTCATACGTTACCTAGCCAAGCACAAGCACATCAGCCCCTTCGGGCATTGCTTTGCCAGCTTCCATGTCAAGGCTCCAGTGTTTGTAGCTAGACAGCTAGTCAAGCATAAGTTCCTACGATGGAATGAGATTAGTCGTAGGTATGTGGACACTGAGCCTGAGTTATATGTGCCTAGTGAATGGCGTGGTAGAGCAGAGGATATAAAACAAGGAAGTTCAGGTGAAGTTAAGGTTCCTTACCTAGTTCCACATGAGTTTAACAGATCAGCATTGTATGAATATGAAACATTGCTTGAAGCAGGTGTGTGTCCAGAGCAAGCACGTATGGTACTGCCACAGAGCATGGTCACTGAGTGGTACTGGTCAGGTAGCTTAGATGCATTTGCAGACATGTGTAACCTACGTTGTAAGCCTGACACACAGTACGAAACACAGGTTGTAGCTGGATATATAGACACTGAAATGGCTAAGCTGTTTCCTGTATCATGGGAAGCATTAAGGGAGAATGAATGATGAGAGGTAACATTAACGGTGCGATCAAGGCGTCAGCTATTGTAGCTTTACTGATAGCTGCACCACCAGTATTAATAGCTATGACGTATGATGAATACCCAAAGTACTGCAAGCTATCTATATTATTACCATGCATAGGAGTAAACAATGAATGACATAATTAAAATTACAGAAGTAGAAGAACATGAAGATGGTAGTGCTACACTACAAGTAGAGTGTGACCCTAAAACATTCGCAGCTATCTTTAACGCAGGGTTTATAGCTTTAGTTAAAGCTGGTTTAGAATCAGAAAGGAGTGAAGATGTACGCAGTTCAGATTGAGATAGAAAAAGGTGAGTATACTTTAGTACGAAAGGAAAACCCTTGGACTTACGATTCAGAGGTTCTTTTATTTGAAACAAAAGAAAAGGCAGATTCTGAGGCAACAAGATGGAACACAGGTACTGTAGTAGATTACGAACGATACATAAGACCTATGACAAAAGAAGAACGAACTAGATCTACCCAAAGGAATAGGACTTTTGTCACCAAGTGAGTACATACCGTACATAATTTCCTTATCTGTTGTCGTAGGTAGTATTGCATTCATCCCTCTTTGGCTGCTATACTTCAGTTTCAAAAGTTTAAAAACCTTTATTAAAGGAAAAACAAATGTCAGATAATCCACATTCACCATGCCCCTATGAAGATTGTAGTTCTTCGGATGCATTCAATTGGAATGATGATGGCTACGGTCACTGTCACTCATGCAGTAGGGCATATCCAATGAAGAACATGCCCACCACATTTGATTGGGTTAAGCAGGAGTACCCCTTGAAAGAACGTATCCAACCACAGAATATACAAGTCACTGGTGTTAAGTATGATGGCATCAGAGGTATTGATACTGATGTATGCAAACTTTATGGAATACAAATACAGACTGGCCCGAATGGTGAGGATGTACGGTATGCATACAAGTACCCGCATACAATTAAATATCGTATGTGTAATGACAAATCAAAGTCATGGGTCAAAGATCGTGGTCTTGGTATGAACCACCTGTTTGGCCCTGAGTTCAATGCTGGTACAGGTAAACGTATCTATCTTACAGAAGGTGAGTTCGATGCAGCCAGCTTGTATCAGATCCTTGGCAAGACATTCCCTGTAAAGTCTTTACCTTCTGCATCTATTGGTGAGAAGTTTATCAAGCACAATTTAAAATACTTATCATCATTCAAAGAGATTGTGTATGCAGGTGAGCTTGATGATGCTGGACGTAGGGCTGCTGATAAATTGTATCAGGCATTCCCTGAAAAGTTTTACTATGTGCCTATGACAGAGTGTAAAGATGCTAATGAGTTCCTTGAGACAGGTAAGCATGAGAAGCTTATGTGGGCTGCACGATCACCACAACGTTACACACCAGAGAATTTCTTTTGTTCTGATGCTGATGTAGAAGCAGCAATCAAGAATGAGAATCCATATGAGTACGTACCAACAGGTCACACTGGCTTGGATGAAAAGATTCGTGGTATGGTTAAGGGTGGATTGACATTCATCAAAGCCCCTCGTGGTACTGGTAAGACTGAGGTGATCAGATACTTTGAGACAGGCTTACTCAACAATGGTGATACATCAGTAGCAATGCTGCACATGGAAGAGATGAAGTCTACCACCTACCGTGCTATGGCTACGTATCATCTAGGTGTAAACGTCAGAACTAAAGAGGATGCTGCCAACAACAACGTGTCAGAGCAGAACGTCATTGAGGCTGCTAAGATTGCAACCAAAGGTGAGAAGACAATTATCTTTGAGATGATGTCACACGATGATCCACTTAAGTTGCTCGACTATGTACGTCTAGCTGTTACAGTGTATGGTGCTGGCTACATATTTATTGACCATGTACAACGTCTAGCCTACCTATCTAACTCAGGTGTGGATGGTGCTACCAGTACACTGACTACACTAGGCTCACGTATGGCTCAGTTAGCTAAGGAGTTAAACATTGGTGTGATCTTTATCTCTCAGGTCAATGATGATGGACGTACCAAGTATGCTGCTTCACTTGAGGAAGAGGCGATCATATGCATCAAGCTAGAACGTACAGCAGAAAGTGAAGATGAAGTAGAACAGAACACAACAACCTTTATCGTAGATAAGAACAGACCTTTTGCTAAGTTAGGTAGGGCTGGATCAGTGTACTACGATCCAACAACAACCATACTAAGAGAGGATTTGTTTACACAAGAATCACAGGTGGCGTAATGATATTTGATGTAGAAGCTGATGGCCTCTTAGATGATGCCACCAAAATACACTGCATGTCGTTCACTACAGGTGGAATCCCTATGGGTTCTACCAGTGACTATGATGCAATGAGAAACATACTGCTTAATCAAAAGGTTTTGATAGGTCACAACATTGTACGTTATGATGTACCATTATTAGAAAAGATCTTAGGTATTAAGATTAAAGCTAAGTTGTATGATACATTACCTATGTCATGGGTAATTAATACTGATAGACCTAAGCATGGGCTTGAATCTTTTGGCGAAGACTTTGGTGTACCCAAACCAGAAATAACTGATTGGGTAAACCTATCTCAAGAAGAGTACATACATAGATGTCAAGAAGATGTTAAGATAACTAAAAGACTTTGGGAAAATCTTATCCAAAGATTTATGATGGTTTACAAAGACAAGTCTAACCTTGATAGATTCTTACAGTATCTTACATTTAAAATGAAATGTGCTTATGCTGCAGAAGAGAGTGGGTGGAAACTTGACGTTGATCTTGCTAAAAATTGTTTAGATAAACTAAAAGCTGAACAAGATAAAAAGATTACTGAATTAAAAACAGTAATGCCTATGCGTACCTTGCTTAGAAAGAAGTCAAAGCCAAAAGTAATGCATAAGAAAGATGGATCACTATCTAAACAGGGTGCTGAATGGAACGCTTTACTTCTAGAGCATATGCATCCCTCTGACTATATCGGTGAAATAGAAATAGTGAAAGGAGTTGAAGAGCCTAACCCTAAGTCCAGTGATCAGGTAAAGGCATGGCTGTTTGATCTAGGTTGGAAGCCTTGTACATTTAAGTTTGTTGAGGATCGTAAGATTCCACAAGTACGAAAGAATGGTGAGCTTACTAACTCAGTTAAGTTGTTGATTGATGCCAACCCTACGGTCAGTGTGCTTGATGGCCTTACAGTTATTCAGCACAGGCTTGGCATTTTTAAAGTTATGTTAGAGTGTGAAGTTAATGGTTATGTTAAGGCAGAGATTGAAGGTCTTACTAATACACTAAGATTCAAACACAAAAAGCCTTTAGTAAATCTTCCGGGTATAGATAAACCTTGGGGTAAAGAAATACGTGGTTGCCTCATAGCACCAGAAGGTTATGTGTTATGTGGTGCTGATATGACATCACTTGAAGATACAACCAAGCGACACTATATGAAACCATACGACCCTAAGTACGTAGAGGAGATGTCAAAGGATGGATTTGATCCACACCTAGACTTAGCTAAACATGCTGGTGCAGTTACACAGACTGATATAGATAAACATAATTCAGGTGAAATCAACTTGAAGTCATTACGAAAGAACTACAAAGTAGTTAATTACTCAGCCACCTATGGGGTTGGCGCAGCAAAACTATCAAGAGAAACTGGTATGACAGAACAAGAAGCTAAGAAGCTTTTGAATGCATACTGGGAACGTAACTGGTCTGTCGCAGAGTTTGCTGCAGACAACCTAAAGAAAGTGAAGCTTATCAATGGACAGATGTGGGTACAAAATCCTGTCAGTAAGTTCTGGCATACTCTTCGATATGAGAAGGATGTATTCTCTACACTCAACCAATCTACAGGTGCTTACTGTTTTGATAAGTGGGTAGCTTACTACCGTATAGCAAGACCTAATATCGTAGGTCAGTTTCACGATGAATCAATTAATCTTGTTAAGAAAGGTCATGAAGAACATCACCAACGTAGGCTTGTTAATGCTATTAATAAACTAAATAAGGAGTTAAATCTTAATGTTGATTTAGGTATTGATGTGCAGTTCGGAAATAAATATTCCGAGATACACTAAAAAGTTCTTGCATGTTCTTTTTAATACATGCTACAATTCAATTCTAGTCTTTAAAGGAGTTAGCGAATGGCTAAAATAACAGTAACAGGTATTGCTCAGTGGGCAAAAGTATTTGAAGAAAACCGTGATCTTGATGGGTATCAAGGGCAGTGGCAAGATACTAATGGACGGTGTACGATTGAGATGATTCTTGATCAAGATAACACTGACCGTGTTAAGGCATCAGGGTGTATGTCCTCTGGTAAGGATGATCCAGAAGGACGAGGACGTGCCTTCAAGTTTACACGTAAGTTTGAAACCCCCAATGACTGGGATGGTGGAGCACCTGCAGTGTACAAGCCAGATGGCACCGCTTGGAACTTCGATAGTGATGGCCCCATTGGTAATGGTTCAGAGGTTCTGGTAGAGTTAGACATCTACAAAAACAAACAGTACAGCACTGTGACTACAAGACTTGAGCGTGTTAAGGTTATGAAGCATGTAGAGTTTGATGGTACATCAGGGATATCTGGACCTGATCCTTTCACTAAGGACATCACATCAGGTAGTGTACCACCAGCCGCTGTAGTAAATGAAGCTGAACTTGTCTCAGAAGAAATTCCATTTTAAGGAGTAGGTTATGCCTAATATAAATACATTAGTCGAAGATATTTATTCTGTAATTGAAGGAAAGGGTGGGTGGGATAAGACGATTACAGAATATCTAGCAACTAATATAGCTCAAACAGCGGAAGCTAGATTCAAGGAACCTCAGAAGCCCAGAGGGTATTTAAGTTTATCCTCTGTGGGTTCGCCCTGTAAAAGAAAGACTTGGTATAGAATAAATAAAACAGAAGAAGCTGCACCATTAAAGCCTCAGTTACTCGGTCTTTTCTTTTACGGGGATCTTTTAGAGACTCTTGTCCTTGCATTAGCAAGGGCAGCAGGACATGATGTACAGGGTGAGCAGGATCGTCTGTCTGTTCATGGCATCAAGGGTCACAGGGATGCAGTCATTGATGGTGTGACAATAGATGTTAAGTCTGCGTCACGATATGGGATGCAGAAGTTTAAGAATCATGTGCTGCGTGATGATGATCCATACGGTTACATCAGTCAGTTAAGTTCGTATGTATATGCAGGTAAAGATGATCCACTTGTAACAGATAAAAAACGTGGTGCTTTTCTTGTCGTACAGAAAGATAACTTCGAGTTAGTGTTAGATACCTATGACTTCACTGATGAGCTAAAAAACAAAGAACAAGAGGTTAAGAAAGTAAAAGAGGTTGTGTCAGGTGATTTACCAGAGGAACGGATAGCACCTATACCTCAGTCAGACACATCTGAAAACACTAAGCTTACGTTTGCTTGTTCAGGTTGTGAGTATCGAAAGATATGCTGGCCTGAAGCTAGGGTGTTTCAATATTCTGGTGGACGTAAGGAGTACTTGATTGATGTTGTTAAGAAACCAAAAGTACCGGAGTTAATAGATTGAGTAAGACAGCCAAACAAAAAGGTAGGCTGGGTCAGCAAGAGATCAGGGATGCTTTACTAGAAGCCTTCCCTGAGCTTGAGCCTGATGATATTAAGTCTACAGTTATGGGTGATACTGGTGCAGACATACAACTATCACCTGCAGCACGTAAGTTAATACCCATATCAATAGAAGTTAAACGTAGGAAGTCAGGTTTAAAAACTGTGTATGGGTGGATGCAACAAGCTAACAATCATACAAAGAATCCACCTGTTGTTTTCTACAGAGGTGATAGACAAAAATGGTTAGTAGTAACAGAACTAGATCATTACATACAATTGCTTAGGGGTAACAATGACAAACAGTGATATACAAGATAAGCCGATAAAGATTTGGGATGTTATCTCTGGTCCTTATCCTTTTGATCACCCCGATCTTGATGATGTACATTACAACCTATGCAAGATTGAGGTGGATGGTAAGATTGATTCTATGGAGTATTTCTTTGACACTTTTAACGATGCTTATGAGATGGTTAAATACTTTCAAAAGAATATTAATCCGATAGAAATTGAAATCGAAGATTGACATGGGGTTTTAGATGAGTATAACTAGGGGTTTCCGATATGAGGTTACTGTCAACATAAAGGTAGAACCAGATGCAAATTTTTTTGAGTCAGATCCAAGATATAATTTGAATGTGATTCAAGAACTAATACAGGATATCCTGTATGACTTAGACGATATAACTGTAACAAACTGCGAGGTAAAAACAGATGACTAAACTAACATTAGACGATAAAGAATATGAACTTGAAGACATGAATGATGAGCAGAAAGAGATTCTAAACCTTTTGAATCTTGGATCTAACTCTTCAAATCTTTTGAATCACATGATCCAATGTGTAAATGCAATTCAACAAATGAAAACGAATGAATTGAAACAGTCATTGGAAGGTGATAAGGATGATCAATCGGAGTGATCTAGAAGCGTTTGGCTATTTTGATATGTTTCAGAATAGTCCAGACTACAATGAAGATCCGGTTCGTTTCTATAGCCAGTTTGTAGAGGACAAGATATTAACTAAAGGGCGGGATCGTCTAATAGAAAATACTCTTGGCCTCTCTGGTGAAGCGGGTGAGGTATCTGAGAAGATAAAGAAACTCTTTCGTGATAAGAATAGATTCAGCGATGAAGATATATTAAAAGAGTTGGGTGATGTACTATTCTATACAGTAGCCTTGGCAAACATCTTCGGGGGTAACCTACGTAAGGTTATGGAGATGAACATGGCAAAGTTAGACGATAGAGAACAACGTGGTGTATTAAAGGGAAGCGGAGACAATAGATGAATAACTACCTACCAACAGATTATCAAGCATTCATTCACACTTCACGTTATGCCCGATGGCTTGAAGAGGAAGGGCGAAGAGAGTCATGGGATGAAACAGTAGGGCGTTACATGAATAATGTGGTTGAGCCTATAGTTGATAGTGGTGCTAGTGAAGACAACATGGAGATAGCACAACAAATAGAACAAGCTATTCTTGGTTTAGAGGTTATGCCTTCTATGAGAGCAATGATGACTGCTGGTCCTGCTGCTAACCGTGACAACACTTGTATGTATAACTGTAGCTACTTACCCGTAGATGACCCTAAGTCCTTCGATGAGGCTATGTTCGTCCTCTTGTGTGGTACTGGTGTCGGGTTCAGTGTTGAGAGGCAGTTCATCAGCAAGCTTCCAGAAGTTCCTGAGTTGTTCGACAGTGAGACTACTGTTGTCGTGGGTGACTCCAAGGAAGCTTGGGCTAAGGGTCTTCGACAATTGATTGCACTCCTTTACAGTGGTGAGATTCCCAAGTGGGATGTATCTAAAGTTCGACCTGCTGGTGCTAAACTAAAGACGTTTGGTGGTAGAGCATCTGGCCCAGCACCTTTGGTAGATCTGTTTAACTTTGTAATTAATACCTTCAAATCTTCACAAGGACGTAAGCTATCTAGCATTGAGTGTCATGACATTATGTGTAAGATTGGTGAGGTAGTAGTTGTAGGTGGAGTACGTAGATCAGCTATGATCTCTTTGAGTAACCTTAGTGATGATCGTATGCGCCATGCTAAGTCAGGTGCATGGTGGGAAAACGATCCACAACGTGCCTTAGCTAATAACAGTGTTAGCTATACAGAAAAACCAGATGCTGTATCATTCATGCGAGAGTGGATGGCATTGGTGGAGTCAGGGAGTGGAGAACGTGGTGTATTTAATCGTCAAGCAAGTAAGGTACAGGCTGCTAAGAATGGTAGGCGTAATGCAGACTTTGAGTTTGGAACTAATCCTTGCAGTGAAATCATCCTGCGTCCATATCAGTTCTGTAATCTTACAGAGGTTGTTGTCCGTGCAACAGACAGTGTTGACGATCTTGAACGAAAAGTCCGTCTGGCAACAATTCTGGGAACTATCCAATCCACATACACTAAGTTCCCCTACTTGCGAAAGGTGTGGTCTAGAAATACAGAAGAAGAACGACTGCTTGGTGTGTCACTCACAGGGATAATGGACAATCCTCTTATGACCAAGAAGAATAAAGGACTGGAGGATACTCTTGAACATCTTCGTAGGATCTGTGTTTCTACTAATGCTGAATGGGCTGACCGTCTTGGTATACCTGTGGCTACTGCAATTACATGCTGCAAACCATCGGGAACAGTCTCACAACTGGTGGATAGTGCCAGTGGCATACATGCTCGCCACAGTCCCTATTATATCCGTACTGTGCGTGGTGATAATAAAGATCCGTTGACACAGTTTATGAAAGATCAAGGTATCCCCAGTGAGCCTTGTGTTATGAAGCCAGATCAAACAACAGTGTTCAGTTTCCCTATTCAATCACCTAAAGGTTCTGTCGTTACATCAGACATGACTGCTATTGAGCAACTAGAAATGTGGTTGTCCTACCAGAGATCATGGTGTGAGCATAAACCAAGTGTTACAATTAACGTTAAGAAAGATGAGTGGTTTGAAGTAGGTGCCTTTGTTTATAAATACTTTGATGAAATGTCAGGTGTGTCATTTCTACCATACAATGAACATACCTATCAACAAGCACCTTATCAAGAGGTTGACAGTGATACTTACAGCAATGTACTATTGACTATGCCTAAAGCTATTGATTGGTCAGGGCTTTCAGAGTACGAAAAAGAAGACAACACAGTATCAATGCAGACAATGGCCTGTACAGGTGATGTGTGTGAAATGGTAGACATAACATAAGGAGAAAAATATGTTTGAAGTAATGACATTCCTAGTAGGTACAATAGTAGTAGCAGAAGTTGTAATCCCAATGACAGTGGATGTTCTGTCAGGTCTGTTCTAATGTATGTTTTAGTGCTCATTATGACCTTTCAAGGTAATATGAAAGTGCAAGCTTTTCATTCTTTGTTTCCTGATTACAACACATGTATGAAGGTAGCGATAACAATGGAAGAGAGGTTAGTGAGCACTAAACCTTCACCGGATTCAACTGCAAATACCTATTGCTTTGAGATACCAAAGAGTATATAATTCAAATCTCACCACAAAGGAGTACATCATGGATGTATATGTAAGACCTTTCAGAAAAAAAGTTTATGACAAAGTTGACGCACCATCTAAAGAAGCACTTATCAAATACTTAGAAGCTGAAGGACATACGATCCTTAGTTCTACTGAAGACTACTATGCAGATGTTAAGTCAGAAAAGAATGGGGTTACACATTATCATGAAGCTGAACGTAAGGCACAATGGAATGGTGATTGGCCTACCCATTGGGCAGAGGTTAGAATACCTGCACGTAAACGAAGATTAGTAGAAAAGTATAAAGACAACTTAGATAACTTAAACTTCTTTGTCTTTAATAAAAGTTATAATAAAGCATGGAAGATTAGTGGCACTCAAATGACAGACGCCTGTATCCAAAAACCTACAGGCCCAAACCATAGAATGCCTCAACATGAAACGTTCTATCACATCCCCTACACAGAAGCGGAGCTAGTGGAAATCAAATGAGTTATGATCCGGTCAACAACCCCTCTCACTATAAGCTAGGTGAGGGAGTGGAGTGCATAGACTACATTAAACAAGTACTAACACCAGAGGAGTTTAAAGGTTACTGTCATGGAAACTTAATTAAGTATCAGCATCGACACGGTTACAAAAGTAAGCCTGTTGAAGATATGGAAAAAGCAGAATGGTACTTACGTAAAATGTTAGAGACTATGAAGGAGATCCATAAATGAATGCTTTTCAAAAAGGTATGGACGCATTTAAAAAAGGACGGTTAGGGAATCCCTACCGTCCTAATACTAAAGATAATCGTGATTGGGAGTTTGGTTTTAACAAAGCTTATTTCTCCAATCTAGAAAAAGTTAAAGAGAATGAAAACAAAACTAGAAACAGAAGCTAAGAAGTACGTACAGAATAAGCGTACCCCTAAAGATACTAAGCCTTTAACTGCAAGACGTTACCTAGCTGGGCAAGCCCTAGCTGGGTTGCTTGTTAATAGCAAAGGCTCTCAAATGTCTGATATTAAAAGAGCAGCATATGAATGGGCAGACTATATGTTAAGTGAAGATGACTAGGGGGTTTGTTGAAACTTAGGGATTTTAGTCTCTAGTTTACCTACAGCTTCTATTAAACTCTGGCGTCTCTCTAGTTCTTCTTCTATACTTTCAGAGTCCTCTAAATATTCTTTAGAGGTTTTAAATTTCTTACCTGTTAAATCAGATGCGGCTTTGTTAAATATCCTGTCGCCTTGCTCTGCTATCTTCAGAAAATAGTTATTACGAATATAACCCCTAGCTTTCATATTATTTCTTTGACCTATAAGACTGCCAAACCATTCTTCTGTTTTCTTTATTTGATGCTCCACCTGACGATCTATAAACCCCTTAAAAATTTCTTTCTTTAATTCTACTGATTCTATTTCATCATAAGTTTTATTCTCTACCTCTGAACCAAGTGGTAGTTTTTCTTTTCTCCAAGCTTCAAAGTTTTTATGCATAACCTGTGATAGTCTGTACCTAACTACATAATCTAAATTATTATTTTTTACTTTAGAGTTTCCATAGAGTTTATACTCTTCTAAATTAAGTCTGTTCATTTCCCTTTGTATGCCAGTAAGTGTTGGACTACCAGCTACACCAGTGAAAGTCTTTGCAATAGGGTTCATCTTGCCTACAGGCATAGGATTAAAAGGACTATAGTAATCAATATCATTACCTTCATTACGAGTAAAAGATTGTGTGTATTGTATAAAGTCATAATCAGGTAAAAATCTTGTAGCTTGCGCTGCAAACATACCAGATGTTTCTTCTGTTTTATCTTCTTCTAAACTTGAAGCTAGGCTTCTGGTGTAAGGGGCACCAGCAGACTCATAACTAAACTGACCTTGTAAATCTCTTAGTGGAGTTAGTGGATAGGTAAATGTTGATAAAATATTACCTCCCATTTTTGAAGCCCCTTCAGTTATACCACCTTCAGAAAAAGAATTTATAACTTCTTTAATACCACTAAGATCAAACCCCATATCATTTAAACCACCTGCAACAGACAGAGCCTCATTTGTTATGCTTTCTGGCATAGCAAGTCCTTGGTTGTATCTGTAGAATAAATCTCCAATAAATACTGGTGCAATAATAAACCCTAACGAAGAAGCAATATCAGCCTCACCTTTAATAGAATTTTCTATGGACTTATAATTTATTTCACCTTCTTTAGTACTAGCTAAATAGTAGCCAAGAGCTATTAAACCTGCGCCAGTAAACTGCCTTACTCTTCTATCTTCAACAGATTTATATGGATCTCCTGTAAAAGAAAATGCTGCGTCTGAACTTGAAGAACTTTCAAATCTTTTAGCAAGCTCCCCTAAACCCGGAGTGTAATCAGCAATCATTTCTATATGATTAGCTACGTACCTTGGGAAAGGTACACCTAAAGCTCCTGACATAAGAAAGGGAATCTTTTTATTCACTGAAGATGCCATCCTTGCGCCTTGACCGAATAAAGATTTATCATCCATATAAGTTCTTTGCATTGTAAATCTATTAGCATCATCAAGGGCTTTGTCCACCATAGACTTATCAAGCTTATCAAGTTTACCTGTTTTAAGGATAAAATCTCTTGCATTAGTACCAACAGTTTCATTACCTGCAGTTCTTAGCTGTCTATCTAAACTACTAAAGAATGCTGCTTCTTTAAATACAGTATCAGTGGCAGTGTTAAAAATATTAACGAACCTACCTGCTTTAGCAAAAGCTGTTTGACTTTGACCTGAGACTTCTGATCTTAGTGTATCATGAAATGTTCTTGCATATGCTTCTGGCATTTCTTCTTGGAGCATGCCCCTAACAACCTGTGCAGTTGCACTGTCCATACTTAATCCACGAAGAGTAGAGGACATGTTACGGACTGTGTTACCTATTCCCCCACCTTCTTTACCTGTTATAGTTCTGTACAAACCACGGTAAAACTCATCACTAATCTCTACTGCAGCTAGTAATCCAGTAGATGTAACGTTACGGGCTGTTGTAGCAGGTTGTGATGTCATAAATGCAATACGCATTTGATCTAAGTCTTGTAGAAAGTTATAAGCTACCATACTTTTACTACGACCAGCAGAGTTTTTAATTACATTAGCAGATATTTCTGCTGCTTGTACATCATTAATGGTTGATAAGCCCCTATTAGAAAGTTTAGTAAGATCTCCCATAATTTCTGACGGTGCTTCTGCCTCTACCTTACTGACAGCTTTAGATATTTTAGATGCTTCGGCTAGTTTTTTACCTGCTGCAGATAGATCAGCTAAATATATTAAAGAAAATTGTTCGTTAGTTAGATTATACTTATCTCTAATTTCTGGTATTAATTTAGTAACATCTAAGGTCTTACTATTAATAGAGTTAGCGACAGCAGTTGTGATCCTTTCGTTATCTTTTAGGTCTAGTTTCTCTGCTATCTCAATAGTTGCTGCAGTAATAGATCTCATTGTGGTAAGATCTAAACCAGAACTAAATACATCATTTACTTCTGGATTTTGCATGCTGTTTAAAATAGACTGGCCCATACTTACCTTCTCAGGATCAAGCGGATCTTTAATTACCCCAGTTACTTTATCACCTGCTCTAGCTGCAAGTGTGGCTTCCATATCTAATGTTTTGTTTATTGCAAATCTCTTATACTCTTGTTTAGTACTGGTAATTTTTTGATTTGCTTTTTTACTTGCCTCTAAAGAGTTCTTTTTATTTAATTCTTTTTGCTTTGTTAGTAACTCTTCTACATTGATAGCTTTCTTTTCTGTTATCTTAGCGCCAACACCGCCACCAACAGCACCAAAAGCAGCATTAATAGCAGTGTCTTTAATTAGATCAGAGGTAGTATACTCTTGATTTAATAGCTCTTCACGAACCTCTCCTGCACCGTAAGAGGTTACTCCACCGATAGCACCTTCAGTTACTGCACCAGTAGCCATACCTTTAGCTACTACCCGTTTACTAAAATAGTCCTTTAGTTTTTTTCTAACTAATATTTGTGTAGTTTTAGTTGCAGCTTTAGCACCAGCCTTAGCTAAACCAAAGCTACCCATACCTAAGTATGTGGATGGAGATTTAATCAATGCCTCACTGAAATCCCCTAACCCACTCCAAGCACCAGTACCTGCAGCCTCAGAGTTATCCCATGCCTGTAAGAGATTACCAAAAGATTCTTTACCACCCTGAGGTAATTTTTTATTATTAACATAGTTTAAATCTTTTAAAGCAGTGGCATCATTCCAGCTTTGAAACCTCATATGTTCTGCAAACTTACGAGTTAAGTTTTCAAAACCCTGTTTCTCCATTTCTTCACGAGACATTTTATATCTGCCACCAGAAAAAAACTTAACAAGATCTACTTGAAAATCGTAGTTATCTTTTAAATCTAAAAAGTTTTTTTCTTCTATGTTTTCTAAATAAGAAGTCATATTTAACCTTACTTTATGGGTTTAAAGGGTATATTTTTTCATAAGGATTTTCATCGGTTAAATCCTCTTCAGCACCACTATTATCAGATCCCCCTCCAGTTGGTGGTGGTTGATTATAGTCAGGTAAATCCTGCCAATTAGGAGTTACAACAACTCCTGCTGCTGGCCTACCTTGTTTTCTTGTTTGTTGGTAAATACTATCACCTAAACTATAAAGTATATCTATAGGATTGCCAGTGTATGTAGCGGTGTTCCAAGTATTTTTATACACTTCCATCATTTCATTTCTAATTCTACCAACTTCAGGTGCGTCTTCTCCCTGATAGGTTTCACCATCTCCAGTATAAAGATTACCAAAATTAGCTTGGATAATATTATCTATTGCTTTATTTGCAGTATTTAAATCTTCAGTGGTCATAGGTCTAGTAGGTCTAAAGCTAATATCAAAATTATCTATAGACATAGAAGATCCTGATGGAGCTTCAGATAAAATCTTACTTGCTTTTTCTACACTACCTTCTGCAGCATTAAAGATAGCATTACCAAATCGTTCTTGTATTTCTGATACATCAAAATTAGTAGAAGTTAAAAATGATTCTAATACTTGTGCTCTGTATTCTGGATTTACTTTATTTACAACAAGTTCGCTAATCATTTTAATATTATCTTTGTTAATTTTATCATCACTAAGTTTAGAAAGCTCTGATATTTGTTTATCAAGTTGACCGGATGCATCTAAAAGAATAGCAGCTTCTTCTGTAAACCCTAAGCTTGTAGCTACACTAATTTTAGAAAGTTTAGCATCCCTACGATCCCTTAAGTCTTGCAGTTTTTGAGCACCAGTTTCTAAAAGGTACTGTCTATTTTTCATACTAAGCTCTCTAATAAAAGCTTCTCTTTCATCTTCTTTTTGTAGGTATCTTGCAGCGGCTCCACCTGCAGCAACTCTTAAATTAACCATTCTGTGTACCTCTACTCATTAGACCTTTAGATTGTTCTTTCATAGGTTGTTCTTCTACAGGCTCTTCAGCTTTTGCTTCTGTCGTACCAGAAAGTTCTTTTAACATATCATACCCAGAATCTTTTTCTTCATCAGGAGTAGCAGCTAAAGATTTTTTAATTAATATGTCAGCTTTTCTATTTTTTTCTTGCTCTGTCATACTAGGGTCTTCAAAGAACTCTTTAAAGTTTACCCCCGCATCAGTGGCTAAGTCTACAACAAACTCATGAATCACTGGTGCGACAATCAAACTTACGTCTACAGTATGTAATCCTTTACTAACAGCAGTAGTTAAAATAGTTTCAACTAAAATATTTACTGGCAGACCTGACTCTAAAATAAACAGTAAGTTATCTATAGAATCCTCTTCAGATATTTTAGTTAGATGTGCTTTAATTACTTCATCGACATCTACTAACTTAGGTTCTTTTTCCCAAGGATAGTTACCGGGAGTTTTAGTTAATGACTGTCCGGGTATTGGTGCTTCAAACCTTTTCATTACATATTTCTCCTGTAATACGCATCAATACTTGCTTTAGTTATATTACCAGTTTTCTTATCCCTCCACCCAGGATTTTGTTTCCAAGCAGCGGAACCCTTTTTATAAATAACAGTATCAGGAGATGCATTTCTTTTAGCTGGTGCTGCTTGCATTATACCTAAGCTTACACTACCATCATAATCATAGTTATCTAAATACTTTTCATAAAGTTTTAATTGTGAAGAAGCTGGCATATCTCTAATTTCTTCTGGGGTAAACCCTAACTCTGCAGCAACCTTAGGTATAAACTGAAACAAACCGGAAGCATTTGAATCAGGATTCTTAGCTGTAGGGTCCATGCTAGATTCTCCGTCTATAACTCTTAGTAGTTCATACTTAGTTACTTGATCATACTTATTAACCATCCTATCAAATGTTTCTTTAAAATAAGGGTCTTTAAATAATTCTGCAGATTTTTCATCTAGACTTGGATCAAGACCACCTTGATCCCTAGATCTAGGCGTAGGAATCTTATCCTTAACTACCGGATCTTTTGATTCTACTTTAGGCATTTTAGACCTATTTTCTTCTATGAAACTAGCCCAAGACATTGTTGTTTCAACCGGATCTTTAGTTTCCGGTTTAGTTTCTGGGTACAGGTACTCATTCATTTCTTGTTGCATAAGACCTGTAGAAGATTTAGAGCCTTGAATACTCGCTCTAGTTCCTAGCCTAGCTTTGCTACTGTTAAATTCAGCACGTCTTTGTCTAAAACGTTTTATGTCTTTTTGTTTATATAGCTCAAAAGCCATTGTTAATCCCCTTAACCAAAAACTAAATCCCAAAGAGCAGCACCTACTTGAGAGTCAGCCTCTAACTCTGCTCTTAATTCTGCAGCATCTAAGCTATACTGACCTGCTAACTTTTGGAGTATGATAGCATTAGTTCTATCAGCTTCATTCTCTGAACTAGTTACTGCATAGTCCATCATATCACGTTCACGTTGCCAAATTTGATCTAACACTGAGCTAGTAATACTAGCCGCTATAGTAGCAGCAGCAGCGTTTGCATCATTCTGTGCGGCAGTATCTAAGGTAACTATATCCTGTCTCCACTTAGTGTTAGCTTGTTCAATTACTAATTCATTACTAGCATTAAACTGCTGTCTTGCAGATTCTAATTGAGCATCAAATTTAGCACCAGCATTTTCTTCCCCTGCATTAAACTGTGCAATTACATTCTTTTGCTCTGTGTTAAACTTATTAACATTAGCAGAAAGATCTGCAAAGAATTGATTGACTTGATTTTCAGATGCTGCATTAAACTGTAGCTTTGCATTTTCTGCAGCTTGATCAGAAAGTAAAGCTCCGATGTTTTGTTGCGACTTAAATATAGCAGTCTGTTGCTCATTGTTTAAGTTAGCCATATCTAATTGTAAAAAGTTTTGAGCATTTTGAACCTGAGCTTGCTGTCTTTTGTCTAAATTAGACATGTCTATAGCAGTCATAGCTGCAGCATCAGCAAGTAATAACGCCTGTTCAGCATTAAGATTCTCTATATCAAATGATTGAGCTAACTTAGAATTTTGTATTGCTGTTTGTTGTTCGGTAGTAAAGTTAATATTAGCAATTTCACTGACTCTTGCAGCATTTAAAACATTTGATTGCTGGAAATTAGATAACTCCTGCCCTCTAAGAGCGGCATCAATCTGTGCATTAGCGAGAGCAGTCTGTTGTTTATTTGAGAGGTTAGCCATTTCTACCTCTAAGTTATTAGTAGTATTAAATAACTCTACTTGTTGTTCATTACTTAACTCTACCCCACGTTCTTGTATTTGATTAGCGATATTAAATATTGCAGCTTGTTGCTGATTATCTAGTACTTTACCTTCCATTGTAGTACGAGCAGCATACTCTTGAACAACAGCTTGTTGTGCGTTAGTGACGCTAATGTTATTAGCTTCTGCATATCTTTCCGCATTTAGTATAGCAGACTGTTGTTTATTGTCAAGAACTTTACCCTGCAAAGCAGCACGAAGTTGTGCATTGGCAAGAGCAGTAGACTCACGACTATTGAGATTTTCTATTTCAATAGAAAGACTTTCAGTTGATTTTTGTAAAGCAACTTGTTGTTGATTAGTAAGATTAACATCATTTACTTCAGCTATACGACTAGCATTAAACAGTGCTGTCTGCTGTCGTATATCCATAGACTTACCTTCAAGTGCAGCTTGAGCTTGAGCATCCTGCATAAAGGCTTGTTGTTTAGCTGAGGCATCAAACTCAGCAGCTTCAAAGTTTTGAGTAGACTCCAGTACAGCCATTTGCTGTTCATTGCTTAAGTTTTGACCCATTAAAGATGCTTTAACTTGCAGTGAAGAAATTGCTGCTTGCTGTTCATTACTTAATTCTGAGAGTTCAATCTGTAAATTTTCTGAGGACTCTTGAAGTAAAGACTGTTGCTTGTTATTTAAATTGATATTATTCATTTCTGCATAACGAGCAGCATTAGCTATAGATGCTTGAGCATTAATATCTAATGACTTATTTTGAACTGAAGCTTTAACATTTAAGTTAGCCAGTACAGTTTCTTGAAGGTTGGTTAAGTTTTGCGACTGTAAATCAAAAGCTTGAGTACTGTTTTTTAATGCAGCTGCTTGCATATTATCAAGGTTTCTAAGCTCTATACCTTGAGAAGCTGCAGCATTAGCTAATGAAGTAGCCTGACGGTTACTAAGGTTAGTCATATCCATATCTTGATAGAACTTAGCATCAGATTGTGCAATTGGTAACGCAGACTCAATAGCAGCCTGTGTGATAGCTGCCATTGCCATTGAGCTACCACCTAACCCACGAGCAGACATAGCTGCTGTAGCAGCCCTCATAGCCCCTGCAGCCCATGCTGGTGTACCATCATTAAACTGGTTCATAAGTTCAGACATTTGGCCTTGAACTGTAGACATAGGATTAACTGCACCTACAACACCTTCTGCAAGGGTAGTCTGATTTAATGTTGCAGCTTTCATTACTGCTGCTTCATTAACTTCTTCCATTGTTTTAGCAATAGCAAATACAGATTGATTAACAACTTCTTTATTAATACCTATTGCTTCTGCATTTATTAATTCATCTACACCAACAGATCCTTTTGCACCTTCAATGGTACTTCTATAGTCAGTATCAGCACCACCTGCAGTAGGATAGTCAGTCATGGTAGCAGGGTCTTCTACTTTTTCTTTATTAATACTTGCAATAGAAGTTGGAGTTAAATTATAAGTATCTTCGGGATTTATAGTTTCCCCTTTTTCTACCTTACCTGTTACTGCTTCTAAACTAGATTGGTAATCAGAAGTAATTTCTTCTGACTGTTCAGGAGATAAATCTAATCCTTGTGGATTTACAATTTCAGTCTCTTTATCTACAACACTTTGTACACCTTCAATTTCACCCAGATCATAGTCTACTGCTGCTTGAGCTTCTGGTGTAGCACTCTCAAATTTTTGAGGGTTTGCTTCAAATGTTTTATCTGTAACCTGTTCAATAGCTTTAGGTAAAGGTATACCACTATTAGCTAAAGTAGCTGCCTTTACTTTCTGTTCATCAGTAAGAACTAAATCTGCAATATCTGCAACTGTTCTTACTTTTTCTATTTGAGCAGGGTCAAGATCTAGTTGAGCTAAATCTTCTGGTAGCATACCTTGAGCTACAACTTTTTTAGTTAAATCCTCTAGTTGTGCAGGGTTAAGTTTATCTACTTCTGTTGAGACTTTTGTAGAAACTTTATCCGCATCATAAGTAGCTGCATCTGTTTTAGTAGGATCATCTGCTTGTGCTGTAGTTCCTACGGTACTAACATCAACTTGAGGTCCGGTAACATAATCATTTACATTTAACTCAGGTTTATATTTTTGAATTAATTCAGCTGCTGTAAATTCTTGTAGCGCTTCTCCGGGAGTCATAGTACTAAGTACGAATTTATTTTTACTACTATCCCAACGTGGTCCGTTACCCCCTACAAATGACATACCAGCTGTAGTATCTTCTAATAACTTTTGTGGATCTAATTTACCGGCCATACCTGTACCAATAGGTATTAATTGACTATCTAAAGCTTCAGCACTTTGATCTCCAATTTTTTCTACATCTTGTGTAGCGACAAGAGACATAGGATCTGAGGCTGCTATTGCTGTAGCTTCACTTGCTCCGGGAACAGAAGAAGTTCTTACGGCTTGCTGCGCAACAGATACTTGACCTTCTAAATTATTTACATTTTCAGCAGTAGCTTGATACGCAGCATAGTCGTTTATTTCTTTTTGTGTCCTAGTGTCAATTTCATCTTCTGCAGGAGGTGCTACGCCTTTTGGCATGCTTGATAAATCAACTCTTGCTCTAGATAAATCACTTTGTAAAGTATCTAGATTTTCTGTAAAAGATTTTTCCTCTACGGGCATAGTTGATTTAACTTTACTTTTTAATCTATCTACATATTCTTTTGTATTTTCACTATAATAATTACTGCCTGTATCATTTTCCATACTTTCAAATATAGATGAAATTATAGCGCCTTCACCAAAATCTTGATAGTTAGGTATAACTTCTTGTTTATCTTCTTCAGATAAATTTTCCCAAAAAGAAGTATAATCAAAACCTTCTGGTATATTTTGTTCTGTGTAAGTATCGCCCTTAAAAGGACTGTCAAAAGTAACCCCTGTTTTAACATCTGTTTTACCAGTGTCTATATTACGTTTCATCATATCTTCTAGTGTTTGATTAGGCTGTGTTACATCTTCTTGAGTATTTTGTAAATTATTAGGATTAATTGTTGTTTCATTAGTAGATTCGGTTTGACCATATTTATCTATATAAGCTTGCGTTCCCTCTTGAGGTTCATAACCCTCAGTACTTCTATAAGCTGCATAATTGCTCTGTGAAGATCCACCTTGATTAAAAGCTACAACACCGCCTTTATTCATAAGACCTTTGGATTGCATTAATTTTTTAGCAGCAGCCTCAATACGAGCTTTAGCTGCAGGATTACCAGCAGTTAATTTTTCTACTTTAGCTAATTGTTCTTTAGTCATTCCCATAATATTAATACCTATCCATTTACTACTTCGTTAAGACCCCAGATCATTGCAGCCGTACCACCTACAAATATTATCACACCTAATGTTAAAGATAAACCCCAAAACAATTTATCTCTTGCTTTAGCTTGTGCCTCTAGTGCTTCTTTCTGTCTAACCCTAGCAGCAGCTTGCTCTTTTACGACAAGATCCCACATGCCCGGTGGTCCGTATAGTCTACACACTTCACGTAATTCGTTCTGTGCTTCCTTGTGTTTCATCTTAGCTTGTGCAATTGCAAAGCCTTCTTCTTCAGATGAGGTAAGTCTACCTAGTGGGCCTTTGTGCCTACCCTGTTCAGCTATACTTATGTCAGCTTCTAACTTAGCTAACTTACCAAAGTGAGGCAGTAAGTCTGCTACATCACCACCAGCTTTAACTGCAGAACTAACTGCACCAGCTATTTTAGTAACTGCACCTGCTAAAGCTAATACTTCTATCATTATGGCAAACCTTATTAATCATTTCTGTCTGCCATCTTTTCTACTGATGATCTTATTGCTTTTATGTTTTCGTCAATACGGGCAAGTGCTACTGCTTGACTTTGCACAGAGTCTTCTAACCTGCCCATACGTTGTTCTATTGCTACGATGTCTTCT